CTTAGTGATAACTTCCCTATACGTTGCTACCATTATTATGATAGCTTAGTATCATTAAATTACTTAAGCAATAAAAATTTCTAAAGGTAGAAAATTAGCAAAACTACCTTTAGACAAAAAAAAAAAAATTATAATAATAATATTATAAATTCCCTTATACATTCATATACATATCTGGAGGTCCAACAATGAAAAAACTACTATGGTTACACATCGCTTACTAATTTTTTATTTTAGAAAATATTGGAGAATTAAATTAGCTATTAACTAATTTAAAACATATCTGTTTAAAAAGTTAGGGGATTTATTTTCCGATAATAAATCCCCTAAAAAGGAGAAAAATCAAAAATTTTTATTCGTTTAACACACTTTACAAATCCGAACTTATCATATCCACATAAATCACCGCAGAAAGGTCGTTGTTAGGAACGGAGGATTATTCCCATATCGCACTCAAAGAATAAAAAAATCGGAGGTTGAAGGCTTTCCGAGTCGAACGGACTACACCCATAGCCTTCATAGAAAAGCTAAGCTTATCTTCACGACAATCTTAGCTTTTTGGCATTGCCATAAAAAGGATGTTATTACTGCTATTTACAAACTTCAGCTATACTTTTTAATATATAATTAAAATATATTAAAAAGCTTGGTAGATAAGGTAGGATTTACACCTACATTTTTTCATATATAAAATATGCTTATCCATATATTAGTATAAGCCTAATTTTTTATTAGTAGATACATCTTCACCATATAACTCAATTGCTTTTTTATCATACAATTTTGCTAGACGAATTTTATCTTCTTCACTATCTAAATTAAAAGTATACCCTAATTGAATAGGTAATTTAGTATTAGGATCAGTAATAACTGCTCTATAAATATATTTACCTTTTTGTTTTCCTCTCATTACTCCTAAAAAACCACTTTCTGAAGTTGGTATTTTATTAATATTATAAGAATTAACTTTTTTATTTTTAGAAGTATAATTATCAGTTATAGAATGACAATTTGGACACAAAATTTGTAAATTATCTAATTCATTATTATGATGATCTCCATCAATATGATGTAATTGTAAAGATAAATCAACATTCATCCATTTAGTAAGACCACATTTTTCACATTTATTTTCTTTAATACCTTCCTCAATTAGTCTTAATTTTAATTTATGGCTTTCATAATTAGAGTTTTTTACTAAAATATCTTTTAAATCTTTTTTCTTATATTTTATATTTTTAGTAACTCCTTTTAATCCTTGATTTGGTTTATAAAGATTTAATTCTTTAGCCATTTTTATAAAAGTTTTTCTTTCTAAGCCTAAATATTGATAAGCTTGTGTCATAGAATCAGTTTTATCAATGGCTTCAATAATACGATCTTTCCAATCTTCTGCATTATATTTTTTATTCATTTTAATTACCTTTCTTTATAATTAAAATAAATGGTGCTGGTAATCGGACTTGAACCGATACGATATTGCTATCAGCGGATTTTAAGTCCGCTATGTCTGCCTATTCCATCATACCAGCATTTGGCTCTCCCAGTTGGACTCGAACCAACGACAAATCGGTTAACAGCCGATTGCTCTACCGACTGAGCTATGGAAGAATATATATTAATAATCTTTTAGTATTCTTATTAAAAAGAATCTTCTAGTAATACCACGTAGAGGTAGATTATTTAATTACCATTTCATTATTATTATAGGAGGTTAATAATAATAGGAATTTCAACCTTTAACGGAAAAGAATAAATTATAATTATAAAAAAATTGTTTATAATTATAATTTAAACTTAAATTTGGTGTGTCATAAGGGATTTGAACCCTTGGCTCACGCCTTAAAAGGGCGTTACTCTACCAACTGAGTTAATGACACATAAAATCTGATTCACAATTTTATGTTGATTGTGAATTTAAAATTAAATCCAGAAATTATCCAAAAATAGACAAAAAAAAAATTGGTATACTTAATTAATTATTAAGCATACCAACAATTTATATTGAACATATTAAATTTTCACTCGTTTGAATAAATAATATCAATGATAATAAAGGAAGTTTTAAACATTATTGAAGGCGATTTAAATTTTGCATTTCGTATTATGCAATTCGCCAACTATATTTCAATATGTTCTTTTAATTTTATTTCTGACTTTATTAATATTTTAATAATTTACTATATAACAGTCAACTGAAACTACTCCCTGATTTCTAAATTGACAGTTACTTCCATAATAATAGAAGAAGTCAATTACATTAGAATTTCCAGCATCTGAATCATCCAAATAATAATAACCAGACATTGATGGATAGCCACTTATCTCTAAATATACCATAGTTCTTTTCCCATTATAGTTGTACCCATAATTATTGTATAAATAGGAAGAAGCTATAGAACCTTTAACAGTTCCATTACCATAAGAGCAGTCAATTAAACTTCTACCAGAACCACCATATCTAGAACCACCATAAGCATAGTAAGTTCCTCTTGAGAAATTCTTAACATAGCTCATACCATAAGAAGAAGTGGAACTTGAAGTAGATGATGTATTATTACTATTATTTGATTCAATGGTTGTTGTGTATTTGTTCATACTTTCATCAACTATTGATTGAATAGTAGAATAATCATATCCAGCAGCAGTTAGCTTAGATTTTCTTTCATCACCAGTTCCCCATAAACCCTTAATAACTTCTTTAGCGATATCTTCATTAGACTTAGTAACTACTGTAGTCGTTGTTACTACTTGTGATGTAGTAACAGTAGTTTCTTCTGTAGTCTTAGTAGATGTAGAAGTTGTTGTTGCAGGTTTAGTTTCTTCTACAGTAGTGGTTGTTTCTTTTTCTTTTTCTGTAGTAGAAGAAATTTCTGTTGTAGTAGTAGTTGTAGTACTTTCTGTTGTTTTAGAAGTTACTAAAGCAATAGTAGTCTCTTCAACTTTTGATGTAATAATATTGTCATTTTCGGCAATATAATCAATATATGTGTTATTCTCTCCACTGTCAACATTTTCAAATGACATACAAACAAAAGTCACTGATAATGCGATAATGACTATTGTCATAATGATTCCACATATAATATATTTCAATACCTTTTTATTCTTGAAATATTTGTTTAAAGTTGCTTTTAGATTCTCAAAATTCATAATTGTCCTTTCTAATATTTAAAAGCATTCCTTACATTGATATATTTATGTTAGAATTTAATTCCAACACAAATATAATATATATTTTAAATAATAAATTAAAATAAAAATGATGATATATCTTAAAGATATATCATCATATAATTTTATTTTCCAATTTTATAACTAAGAAATTCAATTTCATTATAAGGTATTGTATTTAAGAATTTTAATCCTAATGTTCCATTATTAATAGATTTATAGAAATCATCAAAGCTATGTAATTTTTTATAATCATCTTCTTCATTAAATTTATAATAAATATAAAAACTAGTATTAATTTTTTTAATTTTAATATAAATTGTATGTGTTACATTTCTATATACATTTTTCTCTCCAGTAATTTTATTAGAGTCTGTAATATTAGTTGCAGAATTTAAATAATTGCTATTAAAAACTTTAGTTTGTAAAATTGGATAAGTATTAATTGAAACATTATCTACATATTTATAATATTGATAGTTATCAGTACCTTCTCCAGAAAGAACTTTATATAATCCATCAGGATAAGTATAAAATCTATTATTAGAATGTGTATAAATAATTTTCTTAGAAAATTCTGCTGTTTGTTCATCTATATACCAATTTTTGAATTTACTATAATATTCTTTATTAGAATCTCCATTTTCAGCAGTATTAACAGAAAATGAATAAGAATTAAAATTATCTAAATACAAATTTTCATTAATATATGAAGAATTATTATTCTTTCTACTAGATGAATTATTAGTAGTTAATTGTTCTTCACTTAGTTTTATCATATAATAATTATCATTCTGTTTATTAAATAAAAATTCAATATTTTGATTTAAGCACATTTTATGAATATCACTATGAATATTTTTTTCATGATTTAATGTATAGCCATTTAATAAAATTCTATTATCTCTAAAATCTCTATAAGACTCTTTATTAGTATCGCCAGATAGATAAGTTTCTAATTTAAATTCTAAGATATAATTATCTGCTAAATCAAAAAGGCTTCCATCTTTTTTATACAAAGTATAATTAAGATAATCAGAAGCTCCTAAACCTTCTAAGAAGTAATGTTCTTCTTTTGTAGTATTTAATTTAATTGTATAAGTTTTAATATCAGTGAAACCACTCTCAGAATTATCTATTGAACTTAATGTTGTATAATCTTTTATATTATTTAAATTATTTCTATATAGATAATTTAAATTAATATCATCACTTAATATTTCTAAAAGATTTGTATTTCCTTCAAAAACATATGGTTCAAAATAATTAGTTTCATTATTATTTGAAGCATATTTAGTATTTTTTAAACTATAATCATAATATAAATAATAATCTGAATAATCGCTAGACATTTCAGGTGTCATAAATTCAGTAACTAAATCTTTGTAATCTAATCCAAATATTTTTAAAGTTCCACAAGATACAGTTAATTTACCAATAAAACTTTCTTCATCATTGTTATTATTAATATAAGTAGAAACTAATATTTCTTTAATATCTAGCCTTTCTTTGCTTTCAAAATCTTTAATGATAGGAACTATTCTTTTAAATTTGTATAGTTTAGGTTGTTCGTCATATTCGTCTTTATCAAGATATTGGTCAATAAAATTATCTTCATAATTAGTTACTTCAGCAGGAGCTACTCCATAAGGATAAGAAAAAGTATATTTAATATTTTCTCCATCATCATCTAAATCATTACTTACTAAAGTTATTTGTAAAGGAGAAAAATCAATATTATCTAAAGATCTATTAGTACTTTCATTGTAATATCCTTCTAACTTACAACTAACATTTAATTCAAATCCTAAGAATTCATAATTCTTTAATTTATTAGTATTTGATTGTAAATCACGATTGATATCAATACGATAAACTATATTTCTAATATTAGAGCCATCACTTGGCATATTATCATTATCATACACAATTGAATAAACATATTGACCATCCTTATAATAATATTCTTCATTAAAATATAAATCTTCAGAATCTTCATCTAATTTAATTAATACTGAATCTTTATCATTTAATATCCATTCATTCATAGAATGATAAATGTTTATTTGTTTACCATCTATTTCATCTTTATTCTCTAATAATTCAATAGTCTTTGTATTCTTTAGTTTATCTTCTTCTAATACAATATAATAAGCTGTACCATCAAAGAAAATTTCATATCTTTTGCTATTTATATTAAATCCATAACATTCATTACCATCACTATCAGTAATTATTTCAGGTTCATAAATTTTACCTTCATGATTTAATACTAAATTTTCAACTAAATATTCTGGAGCTAAAGTTGCTTCTCTTAAATCATAAGTTAATATAACTGGAGACATATTAACTTCTTCATTAGTTAATATATTTTGATGATATTTAAGATTACTATCTTTAGATTCAATTGAAAGATTCATTTTACCACAATATCTCTTTAAGAAATAATAAGTTGTATCTGATTTTAAATTCTTAATCATATACATATTATGACTTTCATTATCATTAATACCTAAAGACTTATAAATCTCAGTATCAGGTCTAAATCCAAAATTAACTGCAGATTCATAAAAATTATTTGTATTTATTTCAGCATATTTATCTCTTGATAGATCTTTTCTATTAATTTTAAAATAGCAATCTTTAAATTCATCAATATTATCTTCAAATTGAATAGTTGTATTAGTTATAAAAGAATTATCTGTATCTATTACTTTATCTGAAGAAGAATTAAGATCTTTTAAAAGGCTTCTATGAATATATATTGGATTATCATGGCTTGAAGTAATATTATCAATTGTTTTTAATTTATTAATTATTTCAAGAGTATAAATACTATTTGGTACTTTAATATCTGTAAAATTTAATTCCATAGGACTTCTTAAATCATTACAGAATAATATTAAATACCATAAATCGGTAGTTCCATATAAATCATAAGAAACATATTCTGGTCTATAAAATCTATTTTCTGAAATTTTATAATCCATTAAATTAGCTTTAATTATATTTTCATATTTTCTTAAAAAATGCATAGGTAATTGAATTATATTTTCAAAATTATATACATTTGATATATTATCTAAAAGAACTTTATTACTACTTACAGATGCTACAGAAGTTCGCATATCAGCATAATCACCACTTGATACTGAACTAGTATTCAATGATCCCATTTATTTAACCTCTTTTCTGTATAAAATTATATTCATATGTTGAATTTTATAATTTTTTTATTTTTATTATATATTTTAAAATTTAAATTTATAAAATAAAATAATATTAAATAGGGAATTTTTAGTATGAGTTATAATTAAACTTAAAAAATTCTTTTTATAAAAAATAAATTTTAATAATAACTAAAAAATATAAAATTTTTAAAGTGGAGGAAATTTATATGTTTGATATTGTTAAAGACTGTTATAATTCTTATGATGAAAAACTTAAGTCAGTTAAATTAAAAGATCTTTCAGCTATTTATATTAAACCAAATGCAAAAGGTGATTTTTTATTCTTTGAAAGATTTAATGATTTTTGGACTTATGAAACTAAGGATGGTAAATATGATTATAAGATTGATCTTGAATCTACAGTAGAAGATCTTATTGAACAGCTTAAGAATTCTTATGAATTTTCAGATGATTATTTTACTATCAGAGTTTATGATTTTATTAATAATGATGAAAATCATCCTAATTTTATTAAGCTTATCATTCCAGGTAATAGAAAGCTTATGGATCAGGAAATCTTTGGTAATTATGAATTAAACAGACTAAAGGAACTTAATGAAGAAATTTATAAAGAAGATTCTGAAGAACTTGAAAAGTTCTTAACACAGATGACAATTCTTAGTAGCGATGTAAGCCAGATTGTAAGACTTATTTCATCTCAGGCACATACTAATGAAACACTTCGTTTTACTATGAATTTAGTTTCAAGTATTCTTGGTAATATTCCAATTACTGCGATTACTGATCTTGATATTTCTGAAAAAGATTGGATTGCTTATGAAGAAATTAGTAGAAATGATAAGATTAAGGAGTATCTTGAACTTGAAGATCATGAAATTACTGATATGTTTGTTAATATTCGTTGCACTAGAATTCTAAAGGTTGTATATAAGAATACTGAAAATGAAGAAACATTTACAGATTATTTTGATATTCATTCAAAGATCTTTGTAAATGAGAATGATCATAAGGCTTATTTTAATAAGGAATCTATTGAAAATATTACACTTCCTTGGACTTTCACACCTACTAATGAAGTTAGTATTACTGATGAAACTAAGAAGGAAGATATGATTCCTCTAGAAGAGGTTTCTATTTAATAATAACCCCTAAGACTATAAAAAGTCTTAGGGGATTTTTTTTAATCATCAAAATTAAATTCTGGTGATTCATTTATAGTGTTATCTTCTTTAGATCCTACACTTGGATTACAATCTATAATAATATTTGAAGATATTATATCATTTTCAATAACTGTTCCATCTAATATAACATTTTCAGTTAAATCAGATTTATTACAATTATATACTCTTGCATCTTGTGTTAAAATACTTAATTTATTAATTAAATTAGTTTCTTTATTTTCTCCACAAATCCAGTCAAAGTTATCATATATGTCAGTTTCATTTGGAGGAGTATAACAACTATTGGTTCTAGTAAGAGTTACTCCATCATTATCTTCAAATTTAAAGAAAAGATTATTCAATAATGAATTGAAATTACCATTAGAATATTTATTTTCAATTTCAATTTCATAATTATATGGATTAAATTTATTTTGGAATACAATCATTATATTCTCATATTCAGGATCAAAATATCTATAACTATCAGATTCTGTATCATCATAATCGGTAGTTATTTCATATAAACCACTAGAACCTTTTTTAGCTATATGTGTTTTATGAAGATCTATAGCATAATCTTTTTCATTTTTACTTAGTTTAATAGTTTTTGAATTTACCACTTCAATATATTTATTAGGAACTTTCATGTTATTGATATAAAGATCAAATTTATTAATAATTTCTTTCTTTTTACTATCTCTATCTTCCATACTTGCTGATAAGAATAAATATCTATCATTATCCATAGTTATATATTTAGATAAAGCAACCTTTTTATCATTACCAGGTCCTTCATTATTGTAATTTTCTTTAGTCATTGAATAAGCCTGCTTAGACATAAATACAATTTTAGAATCATTATCAGGTCTTAAGTTCAATTCAACACTAATATCACCAGTATCAGGTATATTGTTTCTAAACATAACCAAGTTGGTAGTAGATGTCGTAAACTCGCCATTTATTATAGTGTAGTCTATATCTGGATATAAAATGTATCCGTTCATGTTAATTTCTACATTATTGGAAGATACGATATTATCATAAGATAAATATTTGAATAATTGAACTCCAGATTGAGTTTTTATTTCAGATAAATCAATATACTGAATAGTTTCATCAATATTCTTAAAGAACATGTTATGGTTATTAATATCACCAGTAACTAGATAAATAGTACTTAAATTTTTATAACTATAGAATCCTTTAATCTCTAATTTTACATTTTGTCCATCTAAAGTAATTCTAGTAAATTTAGGATTAATTCTTCTAGCATATTTACCACCAATATCATTTCTATAAGAAATATATACATTAATTCTATCATTACTATTTACTATTCTATATAAATATTCATCTTCAAATATAAGAGTTAATTGATCTGTAAATACAGTCTTAGTAGCTGTATCAGTTAACTGTGTACTATCAATTGCTAAATCATCATCAATATTTGGTTCATCTAAATTATTAATATAATAAGCACCAGTATCATTTAAAGCAACTACTGTTTTAGTTACATTACTTTGTTCATTATAAATATATGAGTCTTCTGTAGAATCATTATCATAATTTCTTACTTCTATATAAGCTATTAATTTTTCCTGCTCAGATATTAAACCAAAATTAGTATTTACTTCAATATTAGATAAAATATTCTTAATATTAAATGTAGGATTATCATTTGTTGGTTGTTCAACTTTTTCTGGTTTACTATCTATTAAACCATTTTCATAATCTTGTAATTCTTGTAAATAATTATCATAATCAGTATAAGGTTTAATTGCAGTAGATATTAAACTAATTAAATTTGTATAGAATGGGAATTTTTCAGTATTAGCGAAATAGCTCTTAAGATTTGTTGGATTAATAAAAATATTCTGAACATTGTTTAAAGAGTCTTTAAAGTAATATCCCTCATTAAATAATTTTAATCCATCGATATATACACCAGTTATTAAACGTTTTTCAATACCATAATGAATTAGATTAGATATATCTTCAGTTAAATTAATTAAACCAATATCTTTACTATTGATATTATAATTTAAACCACTATTAAAGGAGTCTTTAATATAAAGATTAATTTCTTCATCATATATAGTATTATTTAATGGCATATAGTTTTCATAAATCCAAAGATTTCTATAATTTGAATCTTCCCACCATTTAATACTAGTATCATTATTAGTTTTAAACCACCATCTGTCTCTCATATAAGGATCTTTAACTGTAAATGATGCATCATCTTTATTTAATTTGAAATTAAAGATATCTTCTTCATCTAAAATTAAACTCCATAAATAGTTATCATAATCTTCATAATTTTCATATCCAAATTTATATTTAATAAAATTATAGAAAATATTTGAAGTATTATTAGGATTATAAAAATTGTTATTTATTACAGTAAAGAGTTTATGGTGTTCTTCAGTATTTTTAAATAAAGTATATTCATATCCTTCATCATTTAAGAAATAATAATCATGATTAGGTATGAATATGAAATTCTTAAATACATTAGACATTAATTTTTCTTGATTTTCTTTATTAATAGTTATATAATTTTCATCATCATCTTCTTGAATATAAAAGTTTTTAGTATAAATAAAGTTTATATCTTTATTAATATTATCCTCACCATTATATATTGATGGTTGATAAGCAGCTTCTACTAAAAATCCATTGTTAATTCGTAAACTTGTATCAAGTGTATTTTCTTCATATTCTAAGAATTTGATATAATCTTCATAAGTTATTTTAATTTTTTCATATGGTATTTCAATTGTTTTAATAGTTTCTAAATTAATATTAGTAGAATAATTAATTCCTTCTTCTAATAGAATATCATCAAACCAATTTTCACTATCAGATTCAGGATTCTTTCTTATAATTACATTAAATAATTTAGCTTTATTATAACCATATGGTAAATTAATTGAATTCCATTGATAATCCTTATTAAAATTTATTTTATTAATAGAAAAATCAAAATTAGTATTAGTTGCATCAAAAGTATGTCTTAAATAATTTCTTAAAATATAGCAAATATAATAAGAAATATTATAAGGATTATTGGAATTAGAGTCTGAACCACTCATTGTAAATGATAATAAATAATAATCATAATTATCATCACTTGGTTTATTTCCTACATATCTCCATCTATAATAAAGTCTATTAATAGTTTCAGAAGAATCATTAGTTATGGAACATACAAAATAATCTCTAGTAGTTAATTTTTTAGGAAGATTTGTTAAATTATAACTGATAGTTTCATTTGGGAAATAGCTATCTATTATATTATAATTAAGATATATTGGGAATGTATAAATATGAGTAGAATTATTATTGAATACATGACATTTTGCATCAAATTCTCCTGAACTTTTAATATCTATAAGAAAATTATAAGTTAAGATATTATTCGTAGATAAATCTGTTTCATTAACTTTAATATCACTATTAAGTTTATTATTAGGAATATAAATATAAATATTTTTATAAATATTATTCATTTCATAAATAACTGAATTACTTGTTAAAGAATATCCATTATGACTATAATCATTTATTTCATCACCATTAGATGAATATAATTGATAATTTAAAGTATAATATCTATCATTTTCATTAATTTCTTTATTATCAATATTAACTCTGAAATTAATCATAACATATTTATCAATATCTGAATTATTTTCACCATTAATAAAATTATTTGAATAGTTCTTAAAGCATTCAAGTTTTAAATAAGAACCACTATCATCAAATAGATTATTATCATCATTATTATCACCATCTACATTAATAATATCTGAATCTAATGATAAATCATCCGCTAATTTAAAGTATTTTATTGAATTAACTTTTTCTACTTTATTAGTTTCTGAACTCTTAATAAACTCTGTATTTAAAGTATTAATATATTTATCACAAATAGTAATATCATCAACACTACTTCCTATATTTAAGATAGTAGGTGTTAATGTTTCTCTATAAAATTCTTTTCTATCTTCAATATTTTCTAAATTTAAAGAAGATTTATCTAATGGAGTATTATTAAAGTTATAGATATACTTTAAGCAATTTTTAGTTAATTTTTTATTAATATAATTTTCATATTTATAACCAGAATAAGTATTACTTCCTTTAAATAAATTATCAAAAATATATAATTCATTTTTATCAGAAGCTATACATAGCAAATTATTATTATCAACATCAATTGCTTCCATATAGATATTATTTACTCTACCATTAATAGTATAAAAATCTACCATTAAAGGATTAATATCTTCAGTATCATTTAATTTAATTATTTCATTAGATACTAATACTCTGCCATTGATAGTAATAAATAAACGATATTCTTTTTTACGAGTATTATTTTCATATTCATAAATATTATAAAGCTTTGCATAATTAATATCTATTAAATTTCTAGTAATAACTGTTTGATTTTCAAGATCATAATAATCCGATTTATTATCATCTATTATAGTTGTATCTTCTATCAAAGTATCTTTAAACATTAAATATTTATTTTCATCAAATTGATCTTCAAATAAGACTTTATAATCATCTTCTAATTTATCATCTAAATTATTGAAGAGCTTTTCAATAATTGTGTTATAATCTAATATTAATAAAGGAACTTTATAAGTATTATTTTCATAGTTATAATTTTTATTAATAGCTATAATATAATTTGTATCACCACATATAATAAAGTCCTCATCAAATTTTAAAATAGCAACTATTTCTGAATAACCATTTGAAGTAGATGAATTTTCTGGTACATTCTTAGTAATTACTATTTTATTATTTACTGAATAAGAATAGAATTTATATTTAGTATTAACTTCTTCATATTTATTATCATATACATCTGTATTAATTTTATAGAAAGGAGTTTTATTATCTAATAAATTAAGAATATCAGTATATTCATCATTCTTTTCTATTTCACTATTTGTTAAATAAACTTTAGTATTAATATTTTCAATATTATCATCAATTCTAAATTCTACAATATAAATATTATCTAAGATATCATCTTCTGAACTTAGAGTTACTTTATTATTATTTTCATCATAAAATACATCTTTTAATCCCATTATAGGTTTTAAAGTATCTTCATCTAAGAAATTATAAATTTTAATTAATTTATCAGAAGTAGTGCTATCATTAATAAAACCATCTATATTAAATTCTACAATACCATTATTTTTTAAAACAGAAATCTGTCTTTCAATTTTTTTAGTATTATCATTATCCGAATCATCAGTTAGTAATACATATCTTTCATTAGATAAATATTTCATAGGAATATAAGCATAATCATCAACTGTAAAGAAACTCTCCCAAGATGGATCATCTTCAGACTCCAAACTAAAGTCACTAATTACATCATTATATCTTATACATAATGGACAAATATTTGAATTAGAATAAAATCCTATTAAATCATTATAAAAGCTTCGTTTAATTTCAATACCAAAATTATTATTAAAACCGTCTGGAATTTCATCAAAAGCATATTCTTCATTATTCATCATTTTTCTAAAAAATTCCATTAATGGTTCTGCTTTTGTATAATCTATTGTAGTTCTTTCATTATTGGTGAATTCAATTTCTTCATTTACAAAATCTGTAGATTTTAATTCACCAGTTTTATAATCTATATCACTTGATAATGTTAATATACAAGTATTTATATTATATTTATTATCATCTATAACTTTATCTAATGTAGTTTCTTCTTCAATAATATCATGAAAATCAAAACTTATATAATGATTTTTATCTAATCTATCTCTATTATAGCTTGTAATAGTATCAGTATTTAATTCAATATAATTAAAGTTTTTAGTAGAATTAGAATCATCTATAATTTCTGTTTTATCACAATTATAAAAAACTTTTTCTAATTTATCTTTATTACTAATTGCAAAATATTTAGTTTCTTTAATTATAGGAAATATTAAGTTGGCACTAGGATAACTATTTAGATCACTAATTTCAGTATCATCACAAAATAATTTAATAAAATGATTACAATGAATAAATTTAATATTAGTATTAATATTTTCATAATATTCATTATATAAATAATATCTTATTGGTTCGTCATTATCTTCTTTTCTCATAATATATTTTGAAAGAGCTCTATAATGTTCTTTAGTTAATAAAATATTATAATTATAATTATCTTTATTATTATCTAATCGTTTACCAAAATAACTATAAATTTTTGTAGGAAAATGAACTTGATAAATTGGATTGTCATTTGAATCTTTTCCCTCATAAGTCCAATTTAATTCAATTTCACGATTACTATAATAATTATCTTTACTATAATTTTTATTATAATCATTATTATGGCTAAAAGACAAAGAAGATATAGAAGAGGGAATTAAATTATTTAAACTAGCTTCATATCTTAAAATATTATATGTAAAATGATATTTAAATGTATTAGTTACATAAGTTGGATTTTTATTGTAGTCTTTATTTTTAATAAATGTTTCATAATCTCCTGAAAACCCTGAAATTACACTACTACCATTTTCAGTAGCAATATAAATAATATCATCAATATTATCATCTATTCCTAATACTACTATAAATTGAGGTGTTTGTTGTACTACAAATCTTATTGCGATTTTATATTTTTTAAGTAAATTATATAATTTATTCGCAGATTCTTCTTCATTTTCAGATAATAAACTTAATATAGTAGTTAATGCTTTAATTACATAATCATTTTCTGTATAATTAGAAGAATATAAATGATAATCAAAAATATAATCAAAACTTAACATTACTGGTTGAATTCTATTTGTCATTCTTGCAGAAAAAGTATTATCATTATCGTCTTTAATAGTATAGTCTGTTTTTTCTTCATTAATATCAAAAGAATAACTTAATTTTTCATCGTTTATCCAATAATTATATGCATAATATATATCATAACCATCATTATTAAAATTTTTAACTTTGAATCCTAAAGGTACTGTTGATTTATAATTATTATATGACCAAATATTATTAGAATTATAATAATAAAAATTACTATATAAATCTTTATCTGAAGGTAAATCATTATGATTATTATTAAAAGTTATTCCTAGATCATCATTAAATTTATTTAAAAGATATTCTGAAAAATCTTTTTGTGTTATATAACAATTAGCATCAAAATAATTTTCAATATCATTAAAATCAATATTAAATAAACTAATAAATTGTAATGAATGTAAATAATTGATATATCTATTTATATAATTTATATTTCTAATAAATCTTAATGGTTTATTAGAAGTTGAAATCCAAGGAACATCATCTAAACTATTTATTGGAACTATATAAGGTTGATAAGGTGTATAATATAAGATTTTAAATAATTTGTCTAAATTATTTGTATCTATTGTATCACCTTTAGGTAATACCATTAAATCAAGATATAAATCTTCACTAAAAGTTCCTATTTTATCACTATTTTTTATTATTGTTGAAATATTTTTAGGAATTTTAACTCCAACTAAATAATCTTTATCACTAATTAATTTATTAAATTTACTAACCATTTCATCATATAATTTTTCATAATTAGGTATTTCATTTTCTTTATAATAATTTAAATTAGTAAATAAATCATTTAATGCATAATTTCTATAATCACTATGCAATACATGACTATCTTGATTATAAACATATGGATGGTCTATATCATTATACCAAGAATCATCATTACCAATTATTCTTGAATCCTTTAAATAATCACTTTCTACATCATAGAAATTACAGTTTCTAGACCATTTTAAATTATTTGTTAAAGCAGTATTATAAGAATTTTTAGTTTTATCTATAAAACCAGTAGTACCTTTTTCTATACTTTTTTCTAAACCTATTATAAAACCATTATCTTTAGTTATATTTTCAGTAGTATATTCAATTCCTCCATCTTTTAATGTAATTAAACCATAAATTGCATCATTATAATAATCATCATTTAAAAAAGCATATTGATCATAATAATTTGAATTATTAATAGATAAAAAGTTTTTAAATTTTTTATTTTTTTTATCACACCAATAAGATATATTTTCATCATAAAAATACATTGATGGAACTTCAGTATATTTTCTTGCTAAATGATATTCATTATTTTCATAAGAATAAATATATGGAAGATTTTTATAGTTTAAAGTTATTAAAACTTCATCACTAAATTTATTTACTAATTTAAAAACTTCTCTATTACTAGAATCCTTAATGGTATATATATTTTCATCAATAATTTCACTATTATTATTAGATTCTAAAAATAATGGAATAAAAATTATATTATCTGAATCATTATTAATATTAAAGTCTTCTGGCAATTTTTCTTTATATCTACTATCAATTATACAAAAGTTTATTGATTTAAATTTACTTCTATCTATATTAAAAAAATCAAATAAATTATCTATATTAAAATCAATTGTATTTATTAATATTAAATTACCATTTCTATTATTAGTAACGATTTTATAATAATTATTTGTGTCCATATCTAATTGAAGTCTAACATAAGATGTTAATTCTATCATTCCTTTATAATTAAAATCATTAGAGGTTTCTATAAAATTTGCATAGGAATAAATATGTATATAATTATAATCATTAACATAAAAAAGATTTTTAATAATTACATCATTATCTTCATTTAAATAAAAAATAGGATTTTGAACGAAGTAAAAACTATTAATAGTAGTGCTATATTTAAAATTATCATTTAAATCTTTATCTGTATAATTATATAAATTATTTAATATAACTAATGGGTCACCTATATCAAAATTTGGTTGAAGATAATTATCATCTATATCTAAATTAAAATAAGTATCATTAATATAAGTATTTTCAGGATAATAATAACAATGGATTTTATCATCTGTATCAATATAGCCTAATCCGCTAAAATAATTTTTTTCTCTAAATGGAAATGTTTTATAAGGATTGGTCTTTCCAAATTCAGTAGTATCAGCAGAATCTCTATACCTAGAGTTATAATAAAATAATTTCCAAACATAGCCATCTCCACTCTTATCCCAATCAAAATAATATTCATAATTATATAAATATTTTTTATTTGCTGGGAATAATCTTCTTTCATTTTCATCTTCAATTTTATCACTATTAATGAGTAAATTTTGTAAACTACGTATATTCGAAGCGATTCTACCGAAACCATTAATTTCTAATTGATCCCAGTTTCTACTATCTGTATAAAATGTTACAAATTGGCTATAATCATTTGAATTAGTAACTTTAGTAGAATTTAATTTATATCCTTTATCTTCTTTTTTATCTAATTTATAAAAAGTAACTTTATCAGTATTTTCTAATTTTCTATATATTCTTGCCCATAAATTAGCTTCTTTATCATCACCAGTCATTAATACAATACTAACAGCAAAGCTTTCATTATTAATAAAGAATACATTTTTATATTTACCAATTTCTAAGTCAGCTAGCTTAGCTGTTCCATCCTTTATAATATTAAATAATTCATTACCATTAGTATCTAAAATATCATCTATATCATTTGTAGTAATATTTCGTCCATTCTTTTCAATTGTAATTAAATAAAGGTGATTCCAAACGTTGGAATCACCTTCATCTTTTTCTTTTTTTTCTTTTAAATACAATTTACTAAAAAGGACAAAAAGATAATTCTCATAGTTAAAAATTTTTTCAATTTTGTAAGTATAATCATCATCTGTATTGTTATACCTAAACTTTTTTTCATCTATAAGCGAAAAAATACCGCTTTTATCAGCCATTATCTTTCCCTCCTTTATATATTAATATGAAATTAACTTTGTAATAGTTAAATATAAGTTCTGAATAATTTTTCCTGCTACACTTTCATACATATAGTCTTTATTTAAACCACCACCTATAGCAGCACTAGTAACACACTGAATAAATGAAGGTAAATAATCTAATGCTAAAAGGCTTCCTTCACCAAACATTCTAGTGAAATTTTCAATAAAAGATCTTACATTAATTGATTTAATTGACTTAATTTCTTTAAGAGCATCTATTAATTCAAAGAAAGAATTATATTTATTAGGACTTAAAGATTCTTCTTCTTGTTTAATTAAATCTAATGAAGACTTATTAAAGCAACACTTATATGCAATATTATCATTTAAATCATTATCAGCTCTTCCACACATATTTACAATAAAGAACTTTGCAAATATGAATGAAAGTAAATCTGAATTAAAGGTATCTAAATCTAAAGCAAATGTTTTATCAAGAACTTTAGTAGTCATTCTAGAATAAATAAAACTAGCATCTTTAACAAAATCAAGATTATTTACATAAGTATCCCATTTCTTTGCAAATTCATAAGACATTAAACAACATTGTAATAAAGCAAAGAAAGTTTTAGGATAAATTTCACCAGAAGAATTCATATATCTTTCAAGATTTACATAAATATTAAAATCTCCATTGACACCTTTTCCAGTAATAGTTGGAAGATATGTTGGAGTTTTAGTTTTAACATCTCTAAAAGGAACAATGATTCCTTTAGCTATTTTATCCATGATAGGACCTTTTGTAGAATATTTAATTCTTCTATTTATATCTGAATAAGATGATTCTAAATCTTTTGGAGTTAATAAAGTTATACCATTTCTTGAAACTATTAACTTCATTTTATTAATTAATTCTGTATTATTAATTAACTTAGAAAAAATTGCTGAATCATTTAATCGTTTCATGTTTTATACACCTCTCTTTTAAGTAATCTAATAAAAGTTTGTTTTTTAGATAGTATTTTAATATAAAATTAAAAAATAAAATATATTAAAAACTAAATTATATATAAAAAGAGGTTAAATTAATTTTTATATAATATAAATTAAAAAAATAAAAAAATATTAAGAACGGAGTGTATTTAATTATGGAAGAAAATATCAATGAATATAATGGCTTTATTGGAATTGTTAAGCCAGGCGAACAAGATGTAGAATATATTGATTTTAGTTTTAATACTTCAGAAGCAGGTCTTAATGATGCTTTTTTAAAAATCATTGATTTAGTTACAAATACTGATGGTAATACTGAAATTCCAGGAAAAATTGCTAATGCAGGTTATTTACCAAGTCCTTTTAATGAATTTACAATGTTTATGGATTATGATCAATTTAATCCTGATACAGAATATAATGTAGGTTTTTATGGTACTCCAATTTATGGAAATATGGCTTTTCTTCAAGTAGACTTAGATTCAGAAGATGGTAAGGTTATTCCTATTGAAGAAAATATGAAGAAAACTTTATCTGATGGAATTAAAAATATGAAGAAGTTTGAAAAAGATGCTGGTATTTATGATTCTATGATTAAGACCGATAAGACTAAATTCCTTGAAGAATTTATTAAAGAACAGAATAGTATTCTTAATGAATCTACTAAGGATATTAAAGGCGATAATTATGATGAACTTCAGAAAGCTAAAGAAGAGCTTAAAGATCTTACTGGTTCTACAGAAACTATTGATGAATAATTTAATGAATCTTAATACCAATAAAGGTATTAAGATTCATTTTTAATTAATTTTAAATAAAAATATTTATTTATATATTATATTAATGTAGATAATTTAATAATCTATAAAATTTTTATTTGGAGGATAGTTTAATAATGCCAGCAAGAAAAAGTAATGAAGACTTCTTAAAAGAAGTTAGTGACAAAGTGGGAGATGAATATGAATTTATAGATAAATATATAAATAATAAAACCAAATTAAAAGTCAAACATAAATGTGGTTATGAATATTCAGTAACACCTCATAATTTTCTATGTAATAATAGTAGGTGTCCAAAATGTTCTGGTAGATATAAACGTAGTCATGAAGACTTTATAAAAGAAGTATATAATTTAGTAGGAAATGAATATGAAGTACTATCAAAATACATAAGTGATGGTACTAAAAATTCTGATAAAATTTTATTTTATCATAAAAAATGTAAAAGTACTTTTAGAATGAGAGCACATGATTTTTTAAAGAATAATAATAGATGTCCAAAATGTTCTTTAAAAAAAGCTGGATTAAACCGAAGAAAAAGTCATGAAGAATTCTTAAATGAAGTTAAATCATTAGTAGGAGATGAGTATGAAGTATTATCAAAATATAATCAATGTAGAGATAAAATATTAATTAGACATAATAAATGTAATAATTTATCTTGGATATCTGCAAAGCATTTTCTATATGATGGAACAAGATGTCCTGCTTGTAATACATCTAAAGGAGAAAATAGAATTAAACAATGGTTAGATGATAATAATTATAATTATGAAACACAATTTTCGTTTTCAGATTGTAAGAATAAACTCCCATTACGATTTGATTTTAAAATAAATCTAAATGATAATAATTTTGTATTATTAGAATACGATGGAGTACAACATTTTAATGAAACTTGGTACGATAATCTTTCAATTCAACAAAGAAGAGATTCTATCAAGGATAATTATTGTAAAGAAAAGAATATTAAATTAATCAGAATTAAATATACTGATTATGATAATATAGAAAATATTTTAAAGGAGAATTTGAAAAATGAAAAATAATAATTTTAACGTATTGAATATAGCTGATATTCATTTTGGTAAAAAGAATGATAAAAAGCTATATAATGATTTGAATGAAAATTTCTTAAAAGAAATTCCAAATATCATTAAAGAGTATGATCACTTAAATATGGTTGTTATAGAGGGGGATTTATTTGACAGAGTTATAAAGATGACAGAAGCTTCTGCTAATTATGTATTAAGATTTGTCACTGAATTATGTGAATTATCTAAGAAATATAATTTCTATTTAAGAATTATCAATGGTACAAAATCCCATGATAATAACCAACTTAATAATTTTTCACATCTTGAAGTAAAATATCCATTATTTAAGATTTTCAGAACTGTTTCAACTGAAATTATTAGTATTCCAGTTGGTAAGAACAAAGTATATGATTATTCAATTTTGTATCTTCCAGAAGAATATCCTGAAAATTATTCAAGCTATTATAATAAATTTCTCAATCCTGAAGAAAACTATGATATGATCTTTGGTCATGGAATGATTGACTTTGTAGCTTTTACAGGAAATGAAGAAGATAAAAAGAAGCTTAAAAGAAATGAATCTGTTCATTCAGTAGATGCTCTTGATAATATCTGTAATTACTTTACAATATTTGGTCATATTCATGATAAAAAGAATTACAAAGATGAAGATAAAATAATTTATGTAGGATCTTTTGAAAGATTTAGTTTTGCTGATCAAGAGGATAAAGGATTCTTACTAACTACTATTAATCCTGAAACTGGAGATACAGAAGCTATCTTTTATGAGAATAAGAATGCTTCAGTCTATAAAATTATTAATATTAATGATTATAACTTTGAAACTACTGAAGAAAAATTGGAGTTTATTGAGAATGAAAAAACTACTTGTGATTATCTTAAAGTAATTATTAGTAAAGATGAAGATAATAAAGACTTATTAAAAGGAGTATTATCTTCTGATATTAAGATTGAAACTCATAATGATATTCCAGAAGATGTAGTAGATGAAAGATTCAATTTCTTATTCAAAAAAGAATTACCTATTGATAAATCAATTGCTAAGTATATTGAATTAACAACTGGTAAGAAAGTATCTACTGAAGTTATTAATAAACTTATTTCTAATGCAGATAGTGTTTAAAGCACTATCTGTGTTTTTTATTTTCAAAACGCACGTAACACAATAGTATAGTTTGCTGTAGGAGGTAAATGCAAAATGTCTTATATTGAAAAGAAAAAATCAAAAAATACTAAAAAGGAAAAAATCAAGATTAAATTACCATTGTCAACTATTTCAAAGCTTCTTTATTATTCGTTGACAATTAATGATTTAATCACCGTTAGTAATTTAGTTAATCTTAGAAGATACATTAATATGATTGATATTGAAAAATCATTTAATGAGGAAAATGAATTAACATCTATTCAGCTTTTAAGATTGTTGATGGAAATACTTAATCTTAATATTGATTATACTGTTGATAGTATAAGTGAACTTAAAGAAACTATTATTGAAAGGAATGATGAATCAGAGATTCCAAGATCAACTATTGATATGGTTTTTGATCATGCAAAGGAATATGAATTTGATGAAAAGAAAATCATTTATTGGAATAAGTTCATTCAGAATCAATTAGATTCAATTAGTATTTATCAAGATATTCCTGTACTTAAAGAAGTTATTGAAACATTTGAACATCCAGATCCTAAGACAAATGAAACAATTCTACCAGTGGCTAAAGAAGTATTGATTAATTTGAATAGAAAATTTAATCTTAATTCAATGGACACCGATGGTAAATTAAATTCATTTAATATTACTGATAGACATAACGCTAAGACAGTTATTAGACAATCTCTTGAAAGTATTTATAATCCAGGTAATAAAATTCCAACAGGTTATAAGCTATTGGATAAAATGCTTGGAGGTGGACTTCAGGAAGAAAGATGCTATCTATTATTAGGTGTTGCAAAGAGTTTTAAATCAGGTACAATGCTTAATATTGTTATGAATATAGTAACTAACTATGTTGATTATCAGTTAAAAGATCCTGAAAAGACACCTGCTGTTTTATATTTCACTATGGAAAATAGTATGATTGAAACATTTGAAAGAATTTATAGATATTTAGGTATTAAGTTTGATTTTAAGTATACAACAGAAAAGAATAAAAATGGAAAGGTTATTAAGAAATATCATATTACAGATAAAGATGTTGATAATATCTTAGATGTAATTGAAAAAGAAACCATTGAAAAAACTGGTATTGCATTAAGAATTGAATTTAGAACTCATATGTCTGTAGATACAGGTGAATTGGATAAGCTATATGAAAATTATGCTTTAATCGATAATCAGGAGATTATATTTGTAGCACAAGATTATATTAAGAGAATTCATTCTCAAAGAGCTTATAGAACAGAACAAAAAAGAGATGAATTAGGTGAAGTAATTAATGAGTTTTGTAACTTTTCTAAGATTAGAAAGATTCCAGTATTAACGGCTTCACAGCTTAATAGAGATGGTCTTAAGGTTGTTGAATCTGCTAAATCAAATAGAAAGAAAGATTTGGCTAGAAAATTAGGTGGTTCTCAGGTTGGTGAATCTTCACTTATTTATGAGAATGCTGATTATACAATCATTACTAATAGAGAAAAGGATGAAGATTCAGATACTTATTATCAGACATTTAAATGTATCATGGCTAGAGGTGATAGTGGTATTGATTATTTTGCACAGCCTTTTGAAAAAGATCCAAGATACTGTAACTTTAAAATTGCTACTGATTATGATAGTGCAGAACCTCTTGGTGTAGAGAGAATTTCAGATTCACCTGATAAAGATGATATTAATGTTATAGCTAATTCTAATCAGAATGTAAAAACTATTGAAATGAGTAATAGCAGAAAAAGAAAAAAGTTTACTAATATAAGTACTTCAGATAATGATGAAGAGCTTGAAAGTGACTTTGAATATAATGATGAATCATTATCATTTGATTAATTTTAGTTTATTTAGGAATTAAATCATCCATTATAAAATGATATTATAATGGATGAAATTTCTAGATAAAACATGGCGATTTTTATTTTTGTAGGGATATAACAAAATAATATTCAAATTTGAAAATTTCTATGTTAGTAAAGGAGAAATTCACATGGAAGACATTAAAAAATTGTATGTAATTAAAAGAGATGGTCGAAAAGAGGTATTCGATCCTAATAAAATTACAAATGCTATTATTAAAGCTATGACTAAGCTCAATAAAATTGATGATTTAGACACTGCATATGATATTACTAATACTGTATCTGATATTATCTATATTAATTTTGATAATGAAGTTGATATTCATGAAATTGAAAGAACTGTAGAAACTACTCTTATGGATGAAAATCCTGAAGTGGCTAGAGAATATACATCATTCAGAGGTGCTAGAGATGCTAGTAGAATGAGAAGTTCTAATTTAGTAAAAAAGATTCATGGTCTTTTAGATTATACAGATCCAGATATTATTGCAGAGAATGCTAATAAAGCTGCCGATAAGCTTTATGTACAAAGAGATCTTTTAGCAGGAACGGTTGCTAAAGAGATTACCAAGGATCTTCATTTAATTCCACCTAGAGTTCAGAAGTATAGAGATAATAACTATATTCATTGGCATGATGAAGATTATTCACCTTTATTCAATATGTATAATTGTATGCTTATTGATTATAGAACTATGCTTGAAAAAGGATTTATTGTAGGTAATGCATTAATTGAAACTCCTAAATCTTTTGATGTAGCTTGTACTTTAGTAAGTCAAATTATTCAAGGTGTAGCTTGTTCTCAATATGGTGGACAAACTATTAATAGAATTGATGAAGGTTTAGTTCCATATGTAGTTAAAAGTTATATTAAAATCTTAAAGGAAAAAATTAAAGATTATATAAACTTTGAAAAAGATATTGATGATAGTAATTTTGATATTGACGAAGTATGGAATGAAATGATTTCACCTATGTATACAGATAGTATTGAAAATATTAATAAGTATTTAGAAGCTACTGATCATTTATATCATACTATTGGAAATAATATTAATATTAATATTTCAAGAGTTGATAAAAAGAAAATTATTGATAATGCTATGAAAAAAATTGAAAAGGTTGTTTATGATGGTATTCAATGTTTAGAATATCAAGTGAACACTCTATTCACGACTAATGGTCAAACGCCTGAACCAGCTTATATTTAATTATAAAATAATAAATTAAATATATAAAGGGCACTTATATAGTAATATATAAGTTAAACCAGATGAACCTATAATATATAGGGTGTGATACTTTATAAAGTATTGCTAACGGTAAAAGTGAAATATATAAATAAGCTTTCTAAGAGAACCTACGGTCCTGAAATATGGATAGCAGGTAATACCGTGCTAAGCTAATTTTAAATATTTAAAGTTAGAAAGTGTAACGACTATCGAAACCACATATAATTAAAAAATATATGGAAGGGAGTAGAGTAGGGATAGATTTGAAATAATCTATATGGTATTATTTATTATAATATCACCGAAGTGTCTGGTATCCTTTAAAATAGGATAAAGAGATAGTCTAATCCGACTCTTAAATGAGTGTTAAAGTATTATGAAAATAACGGTATAAATGTTTGTAAGCATCTCGTTCGGTCTTGGAACATCAATTGAATCTAGAATGATTCAAGAATCTATACTTAAAATAAGAATTGAAGGTATTGGAAAGAATAAATCTACACCAGTATTTCCAAAGCTTTTATTTATTCAATGTAAAGGTATTAACTTCTATGAAGAAGATCCTAATTATGATATTAGATGTTTAGCTATGAAATGTTCTTCAACAAGAATGTATCCAGATATTTTAAATTACGAAAATATTTGTAAAGTTTGTGGTGGAGAAGTAGTTTATAAAGATGAAGAACATAGAGTAGTCGATATTGAAAAATCTAATGGTTTTAAATCCCCGATGGGTAAGTAATGATTGCTCATTTAAAACTATGTGAACCTATAATATATAGGGTGTAATACTTTATAAAGTATTGCTAACGGTAAAAGTGAAATATATAAATAAGCTTTCTAAGAGAACCTACGGTCCTGAAATATGGATAGCAGGTAATACCGTGCTAAGTCTATTGTTAATCTTATAAATTAAATGGATGGTGATATAATGTCTTTTTATGTTTATAAGATTACTAATACTATTAATGATAAACTTTATATAGGACAAACTACAGAAAGTTTAAAAGAAAGATTTAATAGACATAAAGGATATCAATTAGAACAAAAATGTAATTCTAAAATTCATAGAGCTATGAAAAAATATGGATCAGATAAATTTAATATTCATTTAATTGAAGAATGTTCTAGCCAAGAAGAACTAAATGAAAGAGAATATTATTGGATTCATAAATTAAATACAATAAATGAAGGATATAATATTAATGATAGTGGTAAAAAATGTGGAGGTGATACTTGGACGAATAACCCAAATAAAGAAATAATTTCTAAAAAATTATCAGAAACTAAAATGGGTGAAAATAATCCAAATTCTGTTAAAATTAAAGCTATCAATATTATTACAAAAGAAGAAAAAATATATGGCTCGATTATGGATTGTTGTAGAGATTTAGATATTAAAGGTCATGCCAATATTACTAGAAGGCTTGAAGGGAAAACTAAATCTCCATATAAAAAGAAATATATTTTTGAAAAAATTGATTCAAAAGAAAAACGTAAAGGAAATTCAGTTAATTCTAAACCAGTGATTGCTAAAAATTTAAAAACTAAAGAATCTTTTGAATTTAATAGTATTAGTGAATGTGTTAAAAAACTTGATTTAAAAACTCATTCAAATGTATATAAAATTTTAAATAATAAAACAAATAAACCATATTTAAATATTTGGTGGTTTGAATATAAATAAATGATTAACAATAGAAAAGTGTAACGACTATCGAAACCATAAACTGTTAAACAGTTGAAGAAGGGAGTAGAGTAGGGATAGATTTGAAATAATCTATATGGTGTTTTTTATAGCATCACCGAAGTGCATAGCATATTTTATATATGAAGAGATAGTCTACTATTTATAGAAATATAAATTAAAAGTGTGTCGTAGCTTTTTACATCGTTGGGTAAATCCTTCAACAGGTCTTGAAGAATATGATGGAAGAAACAATATGGGTAAACTTATAAATGCCCCAATATATATGTAAATATGTGTTGAAAATCTGCTAAAATGCTGGAAACTCCTAAAGCTTAACTAACTACAACATAAGAAGTAATTCTAAGTGTGAATGTTGCGAAAGCAGAAAAAATAGTTAAGATGGTATAAGGTGAAATAAAAGCTTTATATTAATTATATAAAGTCCTAAGTACATTTTAATAATGGATAATCAGCAGCCAAGATTCTTTATATAAAGAATAAGGTTCAGAGAGTATAATGCGGACATAATATAAAAAAAATTATATTATGAAGGTGTATTCCAAACCCTTTTAAATATATCGAAAGATAGGGTATAATTGGTTATAAGTATAAATTTAGTAAAGATTGCATTAGAAGCTAGAAATGAATCTGATGTAATTTCTACTAGAGAAAAATATTTCTTTGAAAAGCTTAATGAAGTTTTAGATGTAGCTCATGAAGGATTACTTTATAGAGCAAATTCTTTAATTCATGTTAAAGCAAAAGTATCACCAATTCTTTATGGTGATGCTACTGTAGGCGCTTATGGTGCTACAGGATTTAGTTTATATCCAGATGAAGAAGTAGGAAAAGTATTTATTAATAAAAGAGCTTCAGTATCACTTGGATATGTTGGATTACATGAAACAGTTTTAGCACTTTATAATGAAAAGATGTTTAATAATCCAGCTATTATTGAAAAAGGTAAAAATATTATGAAAGTACTTTATGCAGCTACTAAAGCTTGGTCTGATGAAAGTACTTGGTATTTTAGTGTATATGGTACACCTGCTGAGAATTTAATGAATAAGTTTATTGGTCCTGACAAAAAATTATTTGGTGAAGTTGAAGGTATCACTGATAAAGATTGGTATACTAATTCAATTCACTTAGATGTTGAACAGAATGCTACTGCATTTGAGAAGATTGATTTTGAAGGAGAATTCACACAGTATACTCCAGGTGGTGTTACATCTATGATGGAATGTAATTCTCTAAAGAATAATCCAAAGGCTCTTGAACCTTTATGGAATTATAGCTATGAATCTAAAATTCCTTATATGTCTATCAATGTAAAAGAAGATAGATGTTATAAATGTGGTTTTGTAGGTGAGCATATACCAACGAAGAAAGGTTACACTTGTCCTAATTGTGGTAATGATGATCCTAGCAAACAACAGGTAATTCGTAGAATCAGTGGCTATTTAACTGATGCAAGTTCTAGACCTATAAATCATTCAAAGAAATCTGAAATTGACAGTCGTGTAGTACATTATTAATATAATAAAAATTAATATCTTAAAAAATTCCTTAAGTTTTTATTTGACTTAAGGAATTTTTTTTAATAAAGAAAGTAAGTATTAAATATGGGAAATAAATTAACAAATGAAGAGTATGATAAAAAATTATATGAAAAATTTAAAGGAGAATATATTAGACTAGAAAATTATATAAATAATTCAACAAAAATTTTACATAGGCATAATTCGCCAAAATGTAATTATCATGAATGGAAAGTGATCCCTGCAAATTTAATTTGTAAAATTCCAAAGGCAGGTTGTCCAGTTTGTGGTAAAGAAAAAAATATTCAAACTCAAAGAAAAAGTTTAATTGAAATAAAATTTCAATTAAATAAAAAATGGAATAATGAGTATATTTTAAATGAAAATAGTTATAAAAATTATAAAAATAATACTAGTAAGCTTATATTTAAACATACTATATGTGATACTGAATTTGAAATGTCTTGTTATCATATATTAAATAATATTAAAATTCCTTGTCCAAAATGTTCTTATAAAAATAGAAATAAAAATGTTAAAAAAATTAATAAAGAAGAATATTTAAAAAGACTTCCAAAAGAATTTTTATTAATCGATGAATATATTTCTTATGACACAAAAATTTTACATAGGCATAATTCGCCAAAATGTAATTATCATGAATGGAAAGTATCACCGCATAATATATTAAATGGTTGTGGTTGCCCTGAATGTAAAAGAATTAAAAATTCTAAAAGAAATAATAAAGAAAATTCTACATTTTTTAATAAAATTACTAATGACTATGAAATTATTAGTAATTATGAAGGAAGTAATAAAAATATAAAAATTAAACATAAAATTTGTAATAATATATTTACAACAACACCTCATAGATTCACAACTTGTCCTATTTGTTATAAAAATTATAAATCAAATAAAGAATTTAAAGATGAATTTAATAAATTATCTAATGAAGATTATATATTATTATCTGATTATATTAATAATAAAACTAAAATAAAAATACTTCATAAAAAATGTAATAAAATCTATGAAACTAAGCCAGATACATTTATTAAAGGTTGTAGATGTCCTTATTGTAAATCTTCAAAGGGAGAAGAAAAAATTCGTAAATGGTTAGAAAATCAAGAATATGATTTTGAAGAGCAGTATAGTTTTAATGATTGTAAATATAAATTACCATTAAAATTTGATTTTAAACTTCAAGATGATTCTGGTAAAATAATTTTAATAGAGTATGATGGAATACAACATTATCAAGAATCTTTTTATGGTAATAATTTAAAAGAGCAACAATTAAGAGATAAAATAAAAGATGATTATTGTAATTTACATGATAATATTGATTTATATAGGATTCCTTACACAGAATTTGATAATATAGAAAATATATTAAAATCTATAATTAAAATATATGAATAAATTTAATATATTCCCTAAGTCATATTGACTTAGGGATTTTTTTTTCACATTTTTGTAACTAAATAAATAAGAATTCAACATATTCTTATATTTTTAAAGAGAGGTGATATTTTATGTCAAAACATTTTTATGACGATCTACCTTATGGAGATATTGAAGGCAAAAAAATATTTTTAGGTGGTAGAGAAAAGAAAGAAAAACTTAGTGATATTTATCCTACATATAGAGACAGAATGACTGATTTTGATGATCCAGAAAATTATAATTCAATTATATTAGATAATACAGGTAAAAAAAAGACTAATCCATGTAGTAAACCTACAAAGGATTGTGATTCAGATTGTGATGAAAATAATAAAGATAATAATAAAGCTCAGCAGCATATTCAACACTTTCGTAAATCTAGAAAACCTTTGTGTGAACATCCTTTAAATACAACATATAAAGAAGATGCAGCAGATTTAACTTCTAAAGGTTTAATGCTAGGTGGTACTGCAGTTGTTGCAAAAGGTGTGGCAGATAAACTTGGTGGTGAATATAGTAAACCTATATTTACAGGTGCAACTTTAGTAGGTGCAGGTGTTTTAATTTATAAATTAACTGAGCAGGATATCAAGAAATTTTATAGAAATTATATATCTAGACTTGAAGGAGATTATACTAATTTAATTTCATATAATGATTATAGACAATTTGTTAAGAAGTATAATTTTAAATATGAAGAAGATTATTATTTCTTAAATGATGTATTAGCTAATAGAAAAGATCCAATTGATATGAATAAATTTATGGAATTAAATAGATATAATATGAAAGCCATGAATCCATATCATAATATTTAAATTAAATCTCATTATAGGAATTTCCTATAATGAGAATTTTTTATTAATACATTTCATTTAAAGCGTCATAATACCCTTCAGCATATGCTAATTTTTTATTTTTACGTTCGTTTCTTTTTTTAACGCCTGCTCCTATAGCAGCAGTTGAAACTGGAAGACTTGTTGGACCTTTTGGAACCATAACACCATAACCTACTGCAGCTTTTCCATATTTTTTATATTTATATTTTTTATATCTTTTATATCTTGCTTCAACTTCAGGACTAACATCATTTTTTCCTTTTTTTATACGTTTTTCTAAAGCATTACTAAAGGATCTTTTTGTAGCTTTATCTATATATTTTCCAGCTATATTTGTTCCTTTATTATATAATTTTTTAGCATGTTTATTTTTAGTTATAATATCTTTAGTACCATCAAATGCATCTGCACCAAAATCTACAATTGGATTTTCTTCTAAATATTCTAAAGCATCATAATAACCTTCTAAATAAATATCATCATAATCATAATACATTGTAACATATCATCTAACCTTTCTTTTATATTTATAAATAATAGTTTTTATATTAAAAAATTATATGTCAACATTATCTTATACTTTTATATTTGTGAAAGGAAGTGTATTAATAATGAAAATAGATTTATTAGATATGGATACATTTATTAAAAGAAATAAATGTCCAGAAATTAAGAATTCAATATTATTTAATTTTGGTAATAAACCTACTGAAGATGGTTTGTTATCTATAGAATTATTTGGTCAAATGGGTTCTGATGATCGAAAAAATATATTTGGATATATAGATTTAAAAAAGAAATATTTACATCCATTAGTATATAAAATATTAATTTCTATGAATAGAAAACTATCTCAATGTATTAATGGTACTAAGTATTTTAAATTAAATGGTAAAGGAGAAATAATTGAAGCTCCTGAAGATGGCGAAACTGGTATAAAATTTCTTTATGATAATTGGGATAATATTAAATGGAAAGCTTCTGATTCATTTACTAGAAATGATAAAATAACTATTTTGACTAAAAAAAGTAAGAATGAATTATTTATTGATAAGTTTTTAGTAATGCCACCATTTATTAGAGACTTTACTCCTACAGATAATAATGAAAGAGTTGATGCTGTAGATAGTATTAATGATTTATATTCTAAATTAATTAGATACTGTCAATCATCTGATGATTTTAGTTTTAGTTTTTTATCATATAATAATGATGCTTTAATACAAGATTTATTAGTAGAAATTTATGATTATTGTACTAGTCAATTAGCTAAAAAGACTGGTTTAATTCATAGAAGTTTACTAGGTAAATCTATAGACTATGCTACACGTTCAGTTATTTCTTGTCCTCAAGTAAATTCACAAACATGGAAAACTACTCAAGTAAGATTTGGTGAAACTGGTGTTCCATTATCACAAGTAATTACTATATTTTTTCCTTTTTTTGTTTATGAAATTCAATCTTGGTTTGAAACTAGATTAGACCAAATAAAAGATGAAGCTAAACTACATAATACTTCTGTAGATCATTTTATGGATAATTTCGATGAGGAACATATAAAAAAATTAATGAATACATTTATTAAAAATCATGAAGCAAGATTTGATAAAATTTCTTTTAAAGATGATACAGGAACTATTAGATATTTATCTTTATATAAAAATGAATTAAAAAGAGATTTTACTCTTACAGATTTATTATATATAGTAGCTATTAAAGTTGTAGAAAATAAACATGTATATGTTACTAGATATCCTATTACTAACTTTCATAATATCTATCCTAGTCGTATTAAAGTTCTTTCAACACAGAAAACATGTAAAATGACTTTAGGAAATGATTATTTTGAAGAATATCCTTTAATATTAGAAGAATATCCAGAAAAATCTAAAAATGGTCAACATGATTATTTCGTAGATACTTGTAGAATTAATAGTTATTATTTAGCTGCCATGGGGGGAGACTTTGATGGTGACACCGTATCAATAAGAGGTGTTTTTACACAAGAAGCTAATGCTGAAGCTGAAGAACTTATTAATTCTAAAAACTATTTACTTAATGTTTCTGGTGGTACTAGTAGAACAGTTAAAAATGAAGCAATTCAAGCTATTTATTCTATGACTTATTAAAAAAAAATAGATATAACCTTTTAAAGGTTATATCTATTTTAAAATTAGTACTTTAATCAATCATCCCAATCTATTTTAAAATTAATATTTTTAATCATCCCAATCTACTCCTAGTTCCCAATCGTCAAAGAGATCTCCCATTTTTCCTAGCCTCCTTTCCGATTTCAAATTAATATAAATAATAAATATATCCTCCTTTCTTTTTTGTAAACATGATAAATACATATCACATTATACATAATAATAATATATATTTTTATATAATTTTTATTACGATTAAAAAAATTCCATTAAGACTTTAAAGTCTTAATGGAAAAAAGTAATAAAAAAACAAAAATAATGACAAATAATAAATTTAAAAAAGTGGTAGAGATGGTTGGACTTGAACCAACGACACAAGCCTTATAAGGACTCTGCTCTAACCGACTGAGCTACACCTCCATCTTTATATAATTTTGTTGGTATAAGTATTTATTTTTAAATATATTTTATAATAAAAAATTATTTTAACATAAAAATAATTAAAATTTGAATGGAGATGTTTATATGGAAAATGAAAAAGATAGAATTCCTGAAAGCGGTGAACAGGTAATTCTAGAAGATGGTACTATTGTAATTGGAGATGGTATTCACTCTATTAAAGATTTACCAAAGCCAAAAGTACTACACGGATAAAAAAAAGAACTCTAATGACTTTTAAAATAGTCATTAGAGTTTTTATTATAATTTATTAATTTAATTATAATTTATTCTTTTACATATGTTTCAATTAATTCATTATTTTTATTTACTAATTTGTCAATTCCTTGATCTAATAATTTCTTTTTTTGATACATTTCATGAATTTCTAAATGATTTTTAATAAACTTTTTAACATTTTCTTCGTCTAGAATACTTGGATTATCTAATGTTTCATTTAGTTTATTTTTAAATAATTGATAATCATTATATTCATTACAACTAGTAGGACTTATACTAAAACATCCACAATAGTTTATCATTGAACATCTTTTACATGGATCGGGATGTTTTTCTAATTCACTAATATAACCAATTAACTTTCTGTATTCTTCAAGCTTCATTTTAAATTTTTCCATTTAATTTTTCTCCTCTTCTATCTTTTCTGTTAATAATTCATTTAATATAGATATATCTATATTATTTAAATCACAGAATTTTTTAGTCTTTTCAAATAAAATATTTTTAATTTCTTCTGATTTAATAATATGCTTATTAAGTACATCTTTATATTCTGTTAAATCACTAACTAATTCAATTACATTATCTACTTTAAAAAGTATTTTTACTACATAAGGATATACTTTTTTATTAAGCTTAACTATTCCTAAAGAATCAAAGTTTTCTTTTGTATCAAAATCATTAATTTCTCTATCAATACCAAATTCAAATGTATCTTCTTTACTGTCATTATCAAAATTTTTAATAGAAGGCATATTAGTGTATTGAGATAACACTTCAAAAGTAGCTTCTTCTATTTCACTTATATCTTTTATTTGTTTTACTATCATATTAAAGTTCCTCCATTATTTAAGATAGTACTAATAGTATCTCCACCTATTTCACAACCTAATTTTTTAAAATTATTTAAAGATAGATATGCTTTTGGTATATTTCCTTCTATATCTACAGATTTAGTTCTAAGTGTTAGAACATTTCCATTTGAAGGATTCTTAACAATACTTATCTTATTTTCATCATCATAAAAATTAGAAACTAATATTGTAAGATCATCTAATCCATCTTTAATACCTACTGTAAAATTTTTAATATTCTTAGCATAAGAATTTTTCATATTATCACCTCTTTCTTTTATTTACTTATAATAAAAATTGTTTTAACATACATATGTTTATTCACCTCATTAAGTAAAAATATTGTAGATATTATATTAATATACCACTTTAATAATATATACTTATTTTGATAAAATAAATTTATAATTAAACTATCAATTATTAGACTTTAAAATAAAGAGGTGAAAAACAGATGGTTAATAATAAAACTTTTAAATGTCCTTTCTGTGATAAAAAATATGTTTCAAAACAATCATTATATGATCACATGGACAATTTACATAGAGATAATTTATTAGGATTAACTCCTGCTCATTATTATTTTGACTTTAGAAATAGAAATAAAACACATAAAGGAAAATGTACAGAATGCGGAAAAGAAACTCAATTTAATGAAAAAACTGAAAAATATGATAGATTATGTAAAAACCCTAAATGTAAAGATGCTTATGTCGCTAAGTTTAGAAGTAGAATGTTAGCTAAAGGAAAAGACCCTATAACACAATTACAAGATCCTGAAAGACAAAAACAAATGCTAGAAAATAGAAAGATTTCAGGAAAATATAAATGGACAGATGGAAAGATATTTACATATACAGGAACATATGAAAAAGATATATTAGAATATTTAGATAAAGTTTTACAATATCCTAGTTGTGAAGTATTCGCACCTGCACCACAAGTTTATAGATATATGTATGAAGGAAAAAGACATTTTTATATACCAGACATTTATTTAGCCGATATTAAATTATTAATAGAAGTTAAAGGAACACAGTCAGGTCATGGATATAGAGATAGAGATTATGGCTTAGAAGTTCTTAAAGAAGAATCTGTAATGGATGATGTAAAAAATAAAAAGGTACATTATATTAAAGTATATGATAAAAAATATGATAAATTAGTTGATATGATTAATGAACTTAGAGAAGAAAATTAGAAAAAAAAGAAGCCTCATATTTATAGGCTTCTTTTAAGAATTCAGAGAGATTAAATATTCACAGAGATAGAGATTATTTAGAAGTTTCTTTCTTCCTTTCTTCTCTTCTTCTCTTCTTTTCTAGCTTTCATCTTAGCTATTCCGCACTGAACACCACCAACTGCAGCACTTGCAAGTGCGCTTACAACAACTGTTGTTACAGTACTAATTGCAGTATCATGTACGATGTCATGTGTAGAAGCCTTTGTAGGCTTTGTGCCAATAGTGATGAAAGAATATGAATTGTTGTTTCTCTTAGCATTGTTAGTCATAATGACCTCCGAAATATATTTGTACTATATTATTTCTACTCTGTTATCTTGTATAACGACCCTATCTTTTCAGGTCACAAGTTTCCTTCGAAGGAACATACAAACTCCAATATTTAATTAAGTGCTATTGGATTTAATATTTACACTAAGTATGAATATAAGTAATTATTTACTTTATTCACAATTATAATATATATACAAATATATAGTTTAATACGGTTTAATAAATTTCTTATAGAGATAACATCTCTATAAGAAATTATTTTTAATTAAGATATATCAACTAATGCATCATAATAACCTTCTAAATATAAATCGCAGTATTGTTCTTCTCTTAAATAATTCATTTTATCAAATACTTTTTGATTAATGCTATTATGTTTATCTCTTTCATATATAGCTTTCATTAAGTTAATTTTTTTATGATCAAAATCATTACTTGGGAATCCTCTTCTTTGTTCCATATCTTTAAATGTAGTTAGCTCAGTAGTATTATCATTACTAAACTTATCTTCAAAATTATCAAAAACATCAGTTATATGTTCTCCATTAATAGAATCATATAATGATTCACTAAATCTTCTTTTAGGCTTTTTTTCTTCTTCCATATCTTTAAGTTCTCTACTATTTTTTATTTCTATCTTTTCTTCTTCTATTAAATCACTATTAGTTTTACCTTTTTTTCTTTGAATAATATATGATTTAAAAGTTCTATAACCACCCAATTTTTTATATCTATTAAAATCTTTTTTAAGAATATCAATAGTTATTCCTGCTGCAGTAGCTCCTACACCTAAAGCTCCTACACCTAAAGCTCCTACACCTAAAGCTGCACCTTTTTTTATTTTACTACTTTTTTTAGTATTATCATCTTCTTCTAAAAAATAAGAATAATCCATTTATTATCACTTCCTTAAGTAAATTAATATAAATAATAGTTTTATTAAAAAACTATCTATTATATTTATTATAAAGAAGGTGAATAAATATGTTGATACCAAAATTAGATGAAACTTTAATCCCTAAAAATAAAATAGAAACTAAAAATAATGTAATCTTACCAGTAAATGAAAATAATTTTACTGATTTTAGAGAATTATATATGGATGTGCTTGATGATGAAAAAGCTTTAACCGATTATACTAAACAAATAGTAAAAATGGTTCGTAGTAGTTATGAATATAGAAAATATATTAAACTATTAAAAACTGAATTTGATTTAACTAAATGTGCTTTCTTTAAAAATATTGATATTATGGATGTAAATAAAATATCCTTTGAAATGCATCATTATCCATTTACTATTTTTGATATAATATCCATTGTAATTCAAAATAGAATAAAAGATCAAAAAGAAGATCCAGTTAATAAAAAGAAATTTGATAGAGTATTAAATCCTTTTTCAATTTCTAAAGAAGTTTTAAGACTTCATTATGAAGGTAAAGTAGGTTTAGTTCCTTTAACTATAACACCACATGAATTATATCATGCAGGAGAGTTATTTATACCTTTAACTGATGAATTTGTATTTGGTAATTATGATAAATTTATTGAAGAATATAATGCTAAAGATTATAGTAATTATAAAGAAGTATTAAATTTAATTCAAAATAAAACTAATGAAATAATTGATGGAGAAACTGAATTAGATTTATCTAAATTACAAATTAAGAAAGTATACTTAGAAATGCAAAATACTGATTTCTTAGAAAAAATTAAATTAGAAGAAATGGATGAAGTAGCCTAAAAAAAATCCCATAAGAACAAAAAGTTCTTATGGGAATAATTTATTCACTATCAAAATCATTCTTTTGAATAGTTCCTATTCTATTTATAAAGTTCATTTTATTTATAGAATTTTTATTAATATTCATAGCCATTTCAGTTACAGTATTATATACTAATTCTAAAATAATATCTTCAACTTTTTCTTCTCTATAAATAGCATATAATTTCTGTAAATATTCATTAGATAACTCTTCAAATAACTCTTTAGTTATTTGAATTGAAATTTCATTCACTACTTTATCATTTATTAATGGCTTATTTTTTAAAGCTTTATTGACATAAGGCTGTAAAGCTCTTCTATAAGCAGTATAACATTTTCTTTGAACTATTTTATCTAAATCTTCCATTATCTTTTGATAAGTTGAATTATTAGCAGTTATATTACTTTGCCCATTATTTCTAAAAATTATCCTATATAGGCTAAAAAATAATTGCACTAATAAAATTAGTGCAATTATTGTGAATATAACTGCTGTATATCTAATATATATATCAGCAGTCATTTAATTTCATCTCCATTCACTATAATATTCTAAATCTTCAATATCTTCATCAGTAACTTCATTCTTTTTTAATTTAAAATATTCTTCACATAATTCAATATTTGAAGTATATAATGAAATATCACTAATAATATCAGTTTTAAAACCGAAACTAGTTGTAAAAACTAATTTAATTCTATCATTATTATCATCTTTTTCAACATTGAAATTTCCTTCATCTAAAATTTTAAATAATTCTTCATTATTCATTTTTATTTTCTCCTTTAATTAAATTAAATGAGAACTACTAAAGATTAGTAGTTCTCATTCATTATTTTATATTAAATTAATTAATCAAAAAGCATAGTTAAGAAAGGAATGATACTACTAGCTTCATCTTCAGTAAGCTTTGTAATTTTAAACTTATCATCTTCCTTATTATCTTCATTCTTACTATAATCAGAAATTAAATTAATGAAATCTTCAAAGGAAACAACTTCAAAGTCACTATCCTTTTCCTTTTCATTAGTAGTTTCTTTCTTACAACAATTACATGGTTCACAATTATTATATTCACATTCATCATCATAAATAGAATAAATCTTATCAATAAATTCTGAAAGTGATTCCTTCTGATTCTTCTTATCTTCATGAATAGAAACTGCAGTTGTTCCTGTGGCAAGAGAATTTAAACCAATTGACATCTTATTATTAGTCTTAACATTTCTAAAGAAGATTAATTCTTGCTTCTTATCCCAACCAGCAAGATAATAAACTCCATCTAAAGTCTTACGATTATAAGTAATATCATAGTAAATAGTTTCGCTATCCATTCTATTCTTTTCATAAGAAACTGTAGTATTATTTGAAAGAACATCAATAAGATCTAAAGGTAATGAAGTAATCTTCTTTACATAGCTATTGAATTTTTCATTATACTTTTCAGCAAGTGACTTTTCCTTATTCTTGTTATTAGCAAGATAATCATTAAAAGTAGTCTTCTTCTTATTATCTAGCTTATTATTATCTTTACACTTACTCTTAATATCCTTAATCTTATATTTATTAATATCCTTTACATTTTCTCTTTCAGGAATATATGACTTATAAGTCTTATTTCTAGAAAGATTATTTTTATTAGACTTAAATTCATTAGTTGAATCAGCCTTAATAAAATCTTCAAGTGGCATCCAAAAATCATAATAATTCTTAACAGTTACATGATTCTGAGAAAGTGAACCACAATCAATAATAGGAAGCTTAAATTCCTTAGTTGACTTACTAATTACTGAATCATCAAGAACTTCCTGATCCATTGTATCAACTCTAAATAAAAGTGTATTCTTATCAACCTTATACATATAAGTACAACTATTATAAATTGTACCATAAATTACCATAGGCTGATTAACAAATTCCTTTTCCATCTTCTTAATAAATACATCAATTGAATAATTACTCATAATATTTTTACTCCTTTTAATTTATATTAAATAATTTTACTAAACTATCAATAATATTTTCAAACACATCTGGTGGAAAGTATTTTCCACCATTTTCAACAGCAAAACTAATTTGTTCAGTAGCTATTGAATCACAGTGTTCATTAAAATATATATCAATATTTTCTTCTTTACTAACTGTCTTACCTTTATGTCCTTTTTGCCATTTAAAAATTAATTTGATGTTTGGATTAAAATTTATTAGAAAATCTATAATTTTCCACATATTTTTATTCTTAACATCATCACCCGAAGCAGTATGCCAATCTTTCTTCTTCCAGTTATTTAAGTATTTATTAACACCATTTATCAGATATTGAGAATCTGATACAACTGTAATTGTATAAGGTTCATTTGATTTATAACCTTTTAAAAATTGCATATATGCTTTAATAAATCCATAAAGTTCTCCTTGATTATTGGTCATATTTTCATACCAATCACTATATTCATGAATTATTTCTCCATCTCTTACAATAATAGAGCCATAAGACCCATACATTGGTTTGTCTGGGTCTTTATAGCCATTATTGAAAGAGCCACCATCCGAATAGATAGTTAATTCTTTCATACATTCTCCTTTTAAGAAATTATTGATAAAACATCTTTAAGAGTTGCTCTTTTTCCAATATAATTTGGAATATAGTAATCATAAGAATCTGCTAAGAGATCATATATTTCCTGTTTTACAAAATCCTTATTGCGATGATGTGCTTCAATAATTTCATCATTAATATCTGAAAGAATTAAAGCCTTTTTAATATTTACAAAAGAATCTGTTTCATACATATTAGCAATATCAGCAGCACCTTCTTTAGAAGCTACAATTACATTAATTGCATATCTACCATATACTAAAGAGCTCTTTAAAGTACCATAATAATTATCATGAAAATGTGTTTTTGCAGTTAGGCAACTATTAAGTACAAGTTCATCATAAGTCTCTTTATCGATAAATAAATAAGAATTATAAGGTTCTTCTTCTCTTTGTTTTCTTGTAGTGACTTGAATTGGTGAATTAAAAGTTAATCTTTGATCTGCGTTAAATTCACCCTGTTGTCCACATAGCATATTTTTAATATAACTTTTTCCACTACCAGTACCTCCACATAAAATTAAAAAGTTTAAATCTTTTCTAGTAGTCATTATGATTTCCTCCTCATGAATTAAAAATATTTGTCTGTAGGAAGCCATTGTAAATGTTTACATGGTTTCTTATCTTTATGTTTTAAACAGCCTTTAAACTTTATATCTGTATATGATAAGTATACTTCTTTTTGCTTACAGATTGCTACAGGATGTTTACATTCTGTATTATAAAGCCCAACAGGTCTTTCGTCATCTCCGATTTTCATATAATCAGTAATTACTTTAACTTCAGTTTTATTTTCTTCAGTTAACTTAGACTGCTTATATTCCAAATCTCTCTTACGGTTATTTTGTGTGTTTTTTCTTTCTTCGATTTCATGATTTAAACAGCAATAGTTACTAATTAAATCTTTTAGCTCTGAATTGAGCAAAATTTTATCGACAATTGTTTCAACAATAGCCCTTTTTTCTTTGTCTAATTTAAATAAGTTTCCTTCCTCTTCTTGAATCTTTTCAGTAATATGCATTACTTCCAAAGAAAGAGGTGAATCTACTTCCACTCTTTTACGTGGAATATAACTATTTCTATTCCTCCTTTTTTTATTTTTTTTCTTTGACATTCTTTTCACTCCTTTTAGTTATTTAATAAAATTATAAAATTTTATCATTAATATAATATAAATTTATATTTTGAATTTATATTTTAAAAATCATATAAATTTTACCTTTCTAAAAAATATTGAAGTAACTCTTAAAGAAGAGTTACTTCAAATTAAATTTATTTTAAATCTTTGTAAGGATTTCTAATCCATATCTAGCATCCTTAGACAAAGAAAATCCTCTGTCGAATTTTCCGTTGTTTTTATCGATGATTAAATTAGTTGGTTTTAGTGTATCAAAATAATGTTTTTGCTCCTGAGTTAACAAAGCAAAAATATTTAAAACATCACCATCATAATCAGCGTTGAGATTAGATAGAATGTTATTACTTACAGAAATAGTTAAATCACTAAAATCACTTTTAACTCCAGCTACATTAAGTTGTAATATAGAACCAATAGCAATAGATGGATTTCTATTAAGAAGTATTGAAACACCTTCCTTACTATTCTTAATATATTCATTCATATAATTATAAAGCTTTTTATTAAAATATCTTTTACTATTCTGAATATATTCATCGGCTTCATTATAAGTGATTCCTTCGCCTTTTACTATCATATTAGTTAATGGAAATCTAAATAGCTCAAGGAATGTTAAATAAGGTAATTCTACATCATTAATATTTCCTTTAAGTCTTGGAGTCAATACATTTCTTGCAGAATAATTAACTCTAGAAGAAGCGATATGTTTTCTTAATGTTCCTTTCTTTTCTTTAAGGAAGTTATTAATAATATAAATAATTACTTGATTACAATAATCCTGAAGATTATAAAGCATAGGATAAATTCCTGCTTTAATATCTGCATTACATTCATCTTCAATATGATCAATGCCACCAATAGTTTCAAGATTCTTTTGGATATCTAAAGAATACTTTAAGATAAAATTATAAAGACCATTAATATCATCATATTTAACAGTAGTTTTAGTAATCTTCTTATTTTTATTTTTATTTTTACTACCTTTAATAATCATACCAGGTCTTAGCTTAGAAGATATTACAGGAAACTTATCAATAAAGAGTAATCCATCATCATAAACTTTCTTAATAGTTTTATATTCAGGAACTTCTTTATTGCCTAATTCTTCTAATATTTGTTCAAAGTTGTTAATGAAACCAATAATTCCAATATTATACCAATCATTAGCAAGGTTTTCTACTGGAAGTAATTCACCTGTTTCATTAGTCTTTGTTTCATATGACAACATCTTATTCAAAGGTTTATTCTTGAAGACCTTTTTAAGTCTTTCAAAGTGTAGAGGTGAAATTACCTTAAACCCTTTAAATAAAATCCATCCAATTGTGTCAATCGAAGTATCATCAGCATTTTCACCAAATATTCTTTCAGAGAAAAGACCATCATCATTGAACTTCTCCTTTTTACCACTACTGATATAATCAGTAGAAGTAATAACGTTTTCAGGTTTGTAAATGTCGTCAAAATTAATAACTTTAAAATGCATAAATTATTCCTCCTATTTAATTTTATTATACATTTTTGTACATAAAAATAATATATATTTTATTTGTTAAATTAGAATTTTTATATAAATAACAAATTAATTTTCACGAACTAAATCTAAATCTATATCTTCATTTAATAAATAATGCTTTATTAACCAAATAAATTCAGCAGGATAACAAGTTTTAAGAACAGCATCATTTGTCCAATCTAAATACTGTGTTTCTCCATTTTCATCTATATAAGTATATTTATCTAAACCAATAATTTTTCTATTAGATTCATTTTCATTAATCATCTTAATATATTTTTGAGTTAATTCATCATAACCACCAGTTACTGGAATTTCAACCCCATATGTTTTAAGCATTTTATTAAGAGCCTGTTGTAGATAAGTAATATTAGCTTTACTAACTGTACATTTAGTAGGTGTAATAGCTCCTTCAATATAGCTATCACTATTGCTAACAAAAATAGTATCTGTATTTTCAATTATTAATTTCCAAGTAGCAGGACCAACTTTTCCATCAATCATTTCACCATCTACATATGTTGAGTATTTTGCTTGAAAGAGTAATACAGCATCTCTAGTATATTCATCAAAAATACCATTAACTTCTAGAATTGGATAAATTATTTTCTTAAGTTTAGTTTGCAATATTAATACATCATAACCAGTCATATTATTATCTTCAATATATTCTAATACTCTAAATGGAGAATAATTATCATCAATTAATTTAATATTCTCCATTTTTTTATCATATATTTTACTTCTTAGAATATTAAGTGTATTAACATCTGCCATACCATAATCATTTTCTGGTGTTATATAATATTTTTGCTGAAATTCTTTAATAGCATTTTTAGTTTCTAAATTGTATGATCCAGTGATACTTTTATATTTAGGTAATAGACCTAATTTATATAACATTTTTTGACACATTATTACGTCATTACCTTCCATTTGTTTTGGTTTATTATATTTAAGAGATCTTTTACCATATGTATAAGTTGTAATAGTAGAGCCATTAACTTTATTATAAGAAACTAATTGTGTATTTTCAACTGCTGAATGTAATTCATTAATTTTAAAAAATACTCCTGGATTATTATATTTATATATATCTTTATTTTCATAATCTTCTTGTGAAAAAGGAACACCTTTTAATTCACTATATCCAAAGAATTTATCATATCCATAATTTTGTCTTAAATAAACTAATAATGTTTTTAAAGCTGTATATGTAGCATTAGTAGTATCAATACTATCTGTTTGTTCTTCAGTTAAAATAACTAAGCAATCATTAAATAAAAGATTTCCTTGATTGAGTAATGGAAGAAATCTTTTACCACTATCATCATATATTCTATTTGATTCAACACTTTCTATTTCTCTATCATATTTATAGATATCTAAATTAAAGGCTCTTATATTATGCGGTCTTCCTTCATATATATTACCTTTTTTATCTATAAAATAATGATAAGCAAAATTATAGTTATTAGTATAAAAAGCATTATCATATTTACTACCAGTTTCTTCATCAATGGCAGTTATTAAATTACCATGCCATTGACTAAAGAAATTAAAAATATTAGTAGAAACAGCAGGATTTAGTTCATCATAATCTATATTAAATGAAATATTATCATCATTAAGTGCTAAAGTATTTAAAACTTCTTTAGAAATTTGTTTATTTTCAATAACTAAAATCATTTTAGGAGTATTATAATATTTCTCATAATTATAATTAATTTTACTCTTTATTATATTAGGTTGATCTATTATATTTCTTTTAGAATTACTTAAAGTTTGTTTATAAGAAGACATTTATCATTCCTCCTTCTTATTGTTATTATTATTAAGTTTAAATGTAATTTTTGAATCTTGTTTATTAAAATTTATAGTTCTAATAATTTTTCCATCTATTTTTTTAAGACTATTTATATTATTTTCAAAATTACTAATATTATCTTCTGAAATTGAAACATCAAAATCAATATTGAAAGTATATTCTGGAACTTTATAGTTATTAGAACTATCCATAATTTCGCTCTTATCTAATTTTTGATTGACAGCTGCTTGATTGTTTGCTATTTCTACAAATAAATCTTTAGCTTCTTTTTTAAATTCATTTAATTTTGCAGTTATCGCTTGTCTATCATTATTAAAATTTTCCATAAATATATCAATATAATATAATCTTTTATATAAGTCAATATATTTATTTATTATATTATAAGCTACTTTAACTATTTCTGATCCATCTACATTAGAAGTATACATTTGCTTATATACATATCTAGATAAATTATTATACCAATTAGCAGTTTCTCTATTTATTCTCTTAAGGCTATTTTCATTAGAATTAATTTTCTCTATACAAGCTTCATTATATTTTTTAACTTCTTCCATTAAGCTTTCTAATTTTTCTTTTTTTCTAGTAATATTAGCTTCTGAGGAATCATCACTTTCTGTATTTAAAAGATCATTTTTACTTAAAGATCCTAAAGGTCCTTCATCACTTTCTATATAATCAATAATCTCTTGTCTTAATTCAGGAGTTGAAGGAATTGGATATTCCATACCATTACTAGCTACGTATATTTCATAATTATATAAATCTACTAATAATTCACCAGAAGTTAATGAATCTTTATAAGCTCTTATAAAATCAAATTTTTTTTCTTCTGGATCACCAGAAAAATACGTAATTAATGGTTTAAAAACATATCTAGCCATTTTATATCTCCTTTCATATATTATTCCAACTCAAACTTATTTAAAGTTTTTTCTGTACTACAATTGTAACCACCAAATAAATTATTACAAGCTATCTTAAATTTATAAGTTTGCATAGCTGAATAAGTAACATTATATGTAACATCTATTGTATTATCTGATTTATTTATTGTTATATTACCATTTGGTAGTAATGCAATTTTATTTTCTCTATTATCTAAATATTTAGTAAAATAATAACTTGCACTGGCTGTTTTATTTTTTTCAGTAGATTGTTTAAATATAAAATTCATAGTATGAGTATTATTACTATTTATAAGAATACTTGTATTAAAGAAATTTGGAAAATTAAGTTTATCAATATTATCTAATAAATATTCTATATTTTTATCTAAATAATCTATATAATTATTAAAATCTTTTTTTACTGTATTAATACTATTAATAGAAAATTTTCTATTCATTTCATTATCTGAATAATAAGGATTAAATCCTTTATAATATAAATTAGACATTGAAGTTTTGTTATTTTTAATAGAATTATTATCAGCTGAAAATCTTTCATTAGGTATTCCTGTAGTATTATACCCATAACTAGCTTTTTCATAACCCTCTCTTAACAAATAATAAAAATAATCAGATGTGGTAGAAGTAGTGGTTGTTGTAGTTTCAGTTTCTGTACCATCTGTTGAGCTATTTGTGTCTGTAGTTTCATCTGTACTAGTATTACTAGCTGTGTTGCTGGCGGTATTACTATCGGTTGTTTCTTCTTTATCAACAGTTGTAGTTGTTGTAGTTGTAACAGTTTTAGTTATAGCTATAGGAATAATTAAATTCAAACCAACAAAATAGTTAAAATCAAAATTACTTTTATCAGTAAAGTCAAATGTAGGAAATGTAGCATTTAAATTATATAAAGTAGGAAAATAAAATTCACCATTAGTAAACTTACTTTCAACAATATTTGAGCTTAGAAGAAGTTTACTTATATTTTGTTGACTATCAGAATCTAAGTTTTTTATTTCAAAATTAGCAGTTTTTCCATAAGTGACATTTTGTATAATTAAATTATTATCATTATAATAATATTCTAATAATGGATAATCAAAGCAATTAAAATCTTCATTACCATCATAATAACTAAAATCTTCATATTTATAAATTACTCTACCTAATTCTGGATCATAAACAGCTCTACAAAAATCTGTTGTTTTATTACCATTATAAGCGTATAAATTTGTAGTTGGAGGATAAAAATATTTTTGCTTTTTACCAGAAATATAAGCACCTGAAATTCTTCTTATTAAGTCATTATTTGCATATTGTTTTAAATTATAAATACCATCTATTTGATGTAGATTAACATCACCATCATAATTATCATCTAAAACAGAACTTATGAAATTATCATTAAATACTTTTGATATATTTTCATAAGTTTTTTCTTTTTCATTAGAAAATTTATATTTTTTATCACTATCTAATATTTGATATTTTGATATATTATCACTAAAATTAAATTCTTTAAATTTTTTGCATTTAGTTTTATATTTTAGATTTTCTAATTGTTCTTTAGCATCTTTTAAAGCTAATTCAATATTACCATTATTACCTTTATAACCAATATCAGAGTTTATTGTATTTATCATAGCTTCTAAGTTTATAATCTCTGATTCCATTCTATATAAGAAAGGAATAATATCATTAATTGCAACCGCTAAATTTAAATAGTTAATAGTTGTACTATCACTAATCATAGAAGTTTTATCTTCATCTTCATCTTTTAAAGTAGTATTATTTAGTTCTTCAACATAAAGTTCTTCTAATATAGTTCTAAATTTAGAACTATAACTATAACCATCTTTTTCATATAATCTAGTAACAATAGCTTTTAATTCTGAAGAATATTCAAAAGCATCTTCTTTAAGAATTGGATTACCATCTTCATCTATTGAATCTATGAAATCCATATATAAATCTCTGAGATATTGAATGCTTCCTAATAAATCTTTATTTTCTAAAGCGTTATTAGGTTCAAAATCAGGAAGCTTTGTATTCATTTCAGACCCATAAGAAATTTTTACTAAGTCTTTATTCATATTAGCGTTTCTAATCTTTAATGAATCTAATTCTGCTTTTAAATTTTCTGTGCCTGAATTATATATTTTATTATCAGAACTATCAGTTGTTGATATACCTATATTACCATGTATATTATCTACAATTAATTCATTATTAATTGCTTCTTGTTCCGTTCTTTTATTTAAAGGAACTGATATTAATCTAAAAGACATAAATTTCATCTCCTTTTTAAAAATAAATATATGGATTCTATGTAATCATAGAATCCATATTAATTTTTTAATTGCTAAAATTATATTTTATTGAACTACTAATATCTGTATAACACTTAAAATTTTTAAGTAAAGTTGATGTCTCAATAAAATTCTTTTTATAAAAAATAGGATCTATATCTGTATTAGTTGGATTAATCCAAATTTTTTCTATAAAATAATTATCATCTCCGAAGTTAGATGTTATCAATGAACTATTCCAAATATCTGGGTGTAAAGAAACATCAACTGAATCAGTAACTTCAGTAGCAGAATTTGAGTCATCCGTAGAATCTGTACTAGTATTACTAGCTGTATTACTACTAGTATCATCTTCACTATTATCAGTAGTTTTAATATTTTTTACAAAAGTTTTAGTATCTTCTATGATATTATTGGTAGAATCTTTCTCCCAATATTTATATTTATTAACTAATGGTAAAGAATTTTTAAAACTAAATTCTTTGGTAGTTTCATTATTTTCGCTATCAGTTATTTTTACAGATAATGATACACCTTTATCTGATAAATAGTAAATATCTGCAAAAATTTCAGATATAGAATATTCAAAATCTGCTAAATTATATACATTTTCATTTATCCATTCTTTAAATTCTTTAACATCAGCTTTATCATTTAATTGATTAAATTGATTTGATATATTTTGTAATAAAACTGCTATAGTAGATTTAGTATCATATATTTCATCTATAATATCTTTAAACTTTTCTTCTTTTTTACTTAAATTATTATAAGAATCTTTAACCCAATTTACAATATTTAAAAGACTATCATCATAAAATTGTCCTAATACACCGTCAATATCATTATCTGAACCAATTAATGCATTATAAATCCATTTTAATGTTTGTTGTTTTGAACCATAAGTAAATAAATTTCTTAATCCTTCACTCATATTAGGGTCATCATCAATATGATAAACTATTCCAGATTGATCCGAAATATCTTCTTTTTTACCATCTTCTATAAAATTGAAATATAAATAAATAGGATTTGTATTATTTTCATCAATTTGAATATCGTTAAGATTTGCTATAAAATATTCAATATTATTATCTATTATTTTTCCATATTTATAAGAAGTATCTTCACCATTATTTGGTTTACCATCGTAAATACTATAAGTAGAATTTTTACTAGTAACTAATTCACTTATCTTCTTATATTCAAGATTATTTCTATTCTCAGGTGTTGTAGTAATTGTACTATAATTAAAATTATTCATACTACTAAAAGTTTTATTTTTAAAAGTACCAAAATTAACAGCGAATGAAATATTAGGGTTAGTATCATTGTCAGTGTCACTCTTTACAAGTATCATAGGAAATACATTAGTTGTAGTAAATGAAGTAACGCTATTTATTACATTGGTCATATTTGATATATTAAATGAATTATTATATTGTAAATTTAATGCTATTTCTGAATTTATAATATCCGATGACATATTACAATTAATTGCATTGCGTCTAAATGGATAATAAGTTTTAAATTTATTACTATCTGTTTTAACAACATCATTAAAACCATTTACTATAAAATTACCAAAAGCATTTTTATTTATTTCGTTTGAGTCATTTATAAGTAACACTAAAGCATTATTACTTTTATCTTTATAAATATCATAAGTCTTTGAATGAGTTTTATTAAAAATAGAACCATCTTTCGAATAATAAAAATCACTTAAATAAATTGCATTAAATTCCATGTATTTAACAGTTAAATCATAACTTGCTGTATTAGTGGCTAAATAGCTATAATATCCCATAGTTATATCATCTTTATCTCCAATAGATTCTATTTTAATAGAAATACTATGATTAATCATTGATTTTTTGTTTAATGTTTCTAATAATTTACTTATACTAGTATTAGATGATGTTGTAGCACTTGGTACATCTAATAAAGGAATTAAGCTATCCTTAAGAGAAATACTAGAACTATCACTACAGCTACCAGTAAATGTAATATTACAAGAAGCAAATGGAGATAATGTAATAATAGTACCATCATCATTATCTTCTATTTTTCCATTATTTTGATAATTTATTTTAAAACTACATTTATCATTAGCAGCATCAATAATATTCATAGTTGAATCAAAAGAATAAAATTTATTTGATTTTAATCTTGTATTTTTATAATATATTGCAAAGGTTATTGGATATTTAGTGGTATTAGTTAAAGTTCTACTAGGCTGTTGTAAAGCAGAAAATTTAATATCATTAGAATCACTTATTTTTAAGCTACTATAAGCATTTAATAAATTAAAGACATAAAGATAAGTAGTTCCAGCATTAGTATTACTTAGTTCTACATATACTTTATGATTATCATTTTCATTTAATTCAACACTACTTTTAATTTGAGTTATAGCATTATTAACACTAAAAACAATTTTACCATTTTCAATAGAAACAATAGGATTACTGCTTGTTGAATTATCAGTACAAGTAACTGGTGTGCTTCCAACAGTTGGTGTAGCAGAAATTATTTTAACGCTATTTATTTTTATATTTTCTTCTTTTTCAATATTAATATAAAGAACATCTTCATCAGGAATTTCAAACGTTGCAATATCATCTTTACTTATTTCAATCTCTATTTTATCATTAGAATCAGAATCAGGACTATATAAAATATTATATTCTTTATATTTTGATAAAATATTATCTTCATAGAATAATCTACTAATAAAATGATCATCATCATTATAGTAATTAATTGCAGTAGAAGTTGTTGTTTCACTACTTACATTATTCTCTTCAGCTTCTTTAGTTGCTTCTATTTCTTCTAATATACTATCATAAGTAGTAAATCTATATTCAATACTATTAATGATTGTATATAATTCACCTGTAGATTTATTCAATTTAGCATAAATTGTATTCGTATAAGAATTAAATTGTTCTTTTATTTCATCATAATACATTAATATTTCTTGATAGTTCTTTTCAAATAAATATTGTTCGCTATCTACAATATAATTAGAGAAATTCATATAATGATTCATTATTTCAGTAAATTTATATAAATAATAAGAATCTTTTTTACCCTTAGAAAGATCCTTAGTTACCATTGATATATTACCATTAGTATCTAAGAATAATTCATTTTCAAAGTCTTCTTTATCATAACCTTCATTTTTAGGTTGTCTTAATATAATAGAATTTCTACTATAACTATCTTCTAAATTATTTTTATAATATTTTGATTGATCTTTAAAATAATTTAAACTATTATTAGAGTTATTATAGTTATATACATTTTGGTCTATTATAGTTATATAATAATTATGATAATTAATTAAACCATTAAACTTTACAGTAATTAGTGTTAAAGTATGATCACCTATATATAATTTTCTATCAAGAACTTTTTTAGATAATAATAAAGGATATGACTCATCATTAATATCTTTTAAAGGAGAAGGATTATGTGAATCATAAATTAATGTATCATCTAAATATAATAAATTTGAATAAAGTATATTTTTATTAAAGTTATTTACATCAATTATATTAAATATTTTTTCAGAATCTATATTACCATTACTATCAACTATATTATAATATTCAGCTTTTATTGTATCTTCATTATTTTCATCATAGAATTTATAAGGTAATATTTGTTTAATAATTTCTTTATTAAAACTATAATTCTGAACGCAATTTAATCTTATTGTATAGCTATCCCATTTTATATTATCATCTGAATATTTTTTCTTATAATTATTTTGTACTCTTATATTAAGATTTGTTGAATAGTTATCTAATTTAGAGTTAAATATTATAAATATACTTAAAGTAGTATTAGGTTCTACTCTATAAATTGGTTGATAATCATTATTATAAGTAGTATGACTTAATAAAGCACTTGAAGTAATTTTAAATGGATAACCTGATTCATCATTAATTTTTGCTTGGTTAATTTCTACATTGATCGGTTCAACGTTAGTATTTTCAATTTGAAACATTCCCTGAACAATATCAGATGCAGTTACAGAATATATATATTTACCATCTTCATCTAATTCTACACTAGGTGTTTTTAAAATAGAAATACCAGATGTTCCTTGAATTTCGTATTTCATATCATAAGAAATATCATTAAGAATATTTGTATTATTATTGTAATATGATACTTCACTTATTATATTATCTTTAGGATTATAAATAATATTTTTTAACTCATCTCTAGTTAATGTAGAATATTTATGAAGTTCTTTATAATTATTATCATTATCTATTTCTGAATCTGAAATTGTTAAGTTAGGAACTACTGGTTTAGTTCCATCTATACAACCTTCAAAACTATCGGCTAATAGCCATCCATTTTCAGAAGTAATTACATCAGAATCATTATTAAAAGGAACTTCTAATAAATATTTTCCTAATAACATTTCATGAGATTCATTATCATCGCTAATTAAATTATCTTTATATTCAATAGGATTTTCTCCTAGCACAGCTCTAGCATAATAATAAGCTATATTAAAATTAATGGATTTTGTTTTTATTAATTCTATATTATATATTATATCATAATCTTTAGCTTTTTCTAATTCTTCTAATTCTTCTTCAGTAAAATCACTAATACCTTTAGTAAATAGATCTCCATTTGGGTCATAATTATTATTAACATCATAAATTCTAATTTCTTCATCACTTAAATTATTTAATTTATTGTCTTTAGATAATTGTATTATACCATAAGCATCATTCATATCTAACTTGTCATCTTTGTCTATGTCACCAACTAAATAACCATATTTTTTAATTGTATCTTCTAATAATTTAGCATCTTCTTCTGTTATTTTTCCATCATTATTAAAATCGGCTAAATGTAAAGCTAAATCACTAGGAGTGTTATTACCAATATTCTCTGCATAATCATAAATTGCTTGAACGTCACTATAACCAGCATTTTTTGTACTACTATCTGGAAGTGTATTTAAATCTAAATATATTCTTTTATTTATATTATGATCGCTATTATTACTTTTATCAATACTAGTATAATTATAAGATTTTTCTACGCCATTTTCTAAATACATATTTAGATTTCCGACATATCTAGTTATTTTTTTGCCTTCTGAATCTGTATATGTAAAAGCTTTACCAATATTATTAACAGAGGATAAATATTCTTCAAGAAGATTTAAATCATTTACATCAATAATACCATCATTATTTAAATCAGCTAATTCTAAAATAATACCAGAGCTATCTTGGGTTTCTATATAATTTTTAAGTAATCTATATTCAACATAGTCAATTATTCCATTACCATCTAAATCACCATAAATATATCCGTTATAAGGGCTACTTATATCTTCTATAACTAGACCAACTTTATTAACAGTAAATTTAGGTTTATAATATAGTCTAAACTTATGTAAAGCAATTTCATTAGCATATTTATTATATATAATATCTCCTTCATGATATTCTTTACCATCAACCATGATTTTATATTCATAAAGGTCATCATATTTATTATTAATTTTAATAAGATGATATAGACTACCAGTTAACCTATTTAAAGTTGGTAAGAAATTTTCTTCATTACTATATAAATCTAAGTAATTATCAATAATAACCATATCATATTCAGTATTATTATTTTGATAAGTAGTTCTAGCTATAACTTGAATACCTATTGCATTATTTATTACACTAGTTTTATCAGGATAATTAAATTTAATTAAATTAATTATATTACGATAAGAAAAATCTTTACCACTTTCTAAGAAATAAATATCTTGCATATCAAATATTGAAATATCTTTTATAGTATAAAAAATATCATTTTCATTTTCAGTTATGTCTTTATCTACAGCATTATCAATAAGATCTTTATAATTTACTTCAGATGAATATCTTGATGTATCATTACTATCTTTAACTATTCTAAATACTACAGATCTTAATTTTATATCGTCAGATATTATATTATAAACAGTATCACCATATCTATAATATGAACTATCAAAATTAATACTAGAAATAAAAGGATAAACTGAAATAACTGTTTCAAAGTTAGTAGCTACAGTAGAACCGTCTTCTCTAAATGTATATTTTAATGAACTACTATCACTATCAGTATTATCTTGAATATAATATAATTCAAAGTGTAATGAATCCTTTAAATTATTAATAGTTTTACCAAAATCAGCAGGAATATTATTAACTTCATCAGTATTTGTAATATTTACGTTTAAAGTTCCTCCAGCTTTTAATAGATATAATAAACTGCCATCTTCAGCAGTTATAACTGTAAGATCGCTATGATCATTATAAGCACCTATATTAAGTTTACTAAGAGAAATACAATTATTACCTATTTCTAGGTTATAGTCCATAAAGCTATCGCTACTAATATCGCTTTTATCTTCATTTAAAGTAAATAAATCACTATCATCAGCTATATTAGATAAACTTATATCTTTAATTAAAACAGGAAATTCTGATCCATTAGTTATTTTACCAGTATATGTAACAGAATCTATACTAGTAGGTTCACCACTATCTGTTTCCATTAAAACTTTAAAAGTAACAAATGATGGATATGATATAACACTATTTGAATCATTTATAGTTCCTAATTCACCTGTTGCAATAGATGATAAATCACTATCACTATCATTTTTTTCTTGTGCTGCTAATTTAATAATCTTTTCTTGTTTCAAATTAGTAACATTTTCACCATCATAAATTGACCATACTATTTTTTCTTTTGAATCAGTTTTTTTAGTAAGTCTATGAATTACAGGATAATAATCTATATATAAATTTGAATTAACAAATTCATCTTCATCATTTTCATTTGCTAAAAATATTAAATCAGCATAAGGATAAAAAGCAAAATTATTAGTATTTTTTGTTTTTGAAACTAATTCAACAAACTCATCAGAAGATAATGAAAAAATATCTTCAGTTGTATTATCAATAGAGAAAAGCTTAGTATCAGAAGTATTAAGATAATTAAATAACTTAAAGACATCTTCAGGAACTATTAAAATACGTTTAGTAACTCCATCAAGTGTTACAGAAAAAGCATTTTCATTAAAACCATCATTACAATTATCTGCTGAAGAACTAGCATTACAAACTAATTCTTGTTTTGTAATTACAGGGTTATCATTAGTTAAATCAGCATCTTCAAATTTATTAAACCATATTTGACCTATTTCACTATTATCTAATACCATATAATCTACATAAATACCATAAAAAGAAATATCAAAATTATCAAAATTTTCTTCAATATAAGTTAGATTTCTACCACCACCGCTTATATAATTTTTAAGAGCAGTAGAATTTAAATCAGAATCATTTAATACAATATTATTATTAGCTTTTATAGAAAATAAAGATGTACCACCAAATTCTGCAGTTAATGTATCAGTTTGGAATGACATAATATTTTTTAATATAGACTCTTCATCTTCAGATAATTCAAATTTAGGGTCTGGATTAATATTTACATTAAAATTAACAGTAATAACGCATTCTATATCATTAATTCCTAAATCAGAATCATTATTATCAACTTTAGTTTTACTACTATCTTTAATTTTAATTATATTAATAGCAAATGTATCTTTAAATTTATAATCAATATCTGTAATACTTTCTACAATAAAACTCAATTCACTATTATTTGAATTAAGAATATATGACTTAGTACCATTAAAATAATTATATGAAGATGAATAGCATTTATAATTAGTCTTTTCAAAATTAATATCATTACTTGAAATTAGATAATAATTATTACTATTTTCAATATACATTCTAACTACTGTTTTAGTTAAAGCTCTAATATTAATATTTTTATCAGTCATTTCAAATACTATTGAACCATCTATTACAGGTCGTTTCTTTCCTTCAATTAGTTCTAATAAGTCATCATTATTAATACTTACAACTACATTATTTGTTTGGTTTGTAGTAGCTATAGATAAATCATATCTACAGTTAATAGTAATATCATCAGTTGTTTGAAGCATTGAATCGTAAGAAATAAATGGTTTCATATAATCTTCAAATTTAGAATATGAAAAACTCATTGTATCAGTAGTATATTTATTCTTAACAACTATTAAGAAATAATTTAATTCGTCCATATCTGTTTCTTTCTTAAATTTAGATGCATTTATTTTTACTAATACATTATAGATTGAATTCGTTCCAACGTCTAAAGTCTTTTCACTAACTTCAAAGAATTTTGTCGGAATATTATTAACTCTTACTTCAAAAATAAAATCAGATATATCAAATTTTAAATCTTGATTTGCATTTTTATTTAAGTATAAATAAATATAACCATTATCACTTGATTTTGTTCCATAAATTAAATCTGAACTAAAAATTTCAGCTAATAATGAACCATTATAAAATATATTATCAACAGAAGTTGATATTGAGCTATTTGAAAAATCAATCATATAATCATTAAAATCATCTTTAACATCATCTTCTATTATACTTTTATCGACAATAAATAAATTATCTTCACTATTAATATCTTCAAATGAATAAACTGAATCTATATCTTTATTCAAATAATACAAATAATTTGAAAGATTATCATTTAATAACAAATAATATTTAGTATTTTGACTATTATCTAGTTCATTTGTAGTTTTACGAGATATATAATATTTTGTATTAGTTGTCATACCATCATAACTTAATTCAACTACATTTGATCCTATTTTTAAGCTATTTGTTAAAATATAACCAGAATCTTCACCTTCTTCACCTGAACCATTAACTGATTTAAAGCTTGTTACATCACCATTAATGACTGCTGAAGATAAATTTTTAATCGTTAAATTTTCATTTGCCATCTAATTTCACCTCACATAAATATAATTTATTGGAAAACATTGATATCAATGTTTTCCAAAATAATAATTTTTTATTTCATATTTTCGATATTATCATCATTATCCAAATCTGTTTTTAAATGACCAAGTAACTTTTTATTTTGTTCCATTAATTCCGAATTTTTAACACTCAAGCTATTATTTTGTGTTATCAAAATTTTATTTTGTTCCATAAGTTTTTCTATTTCAGCTGTTAATTGTACTACTTTTTCTTTTAAATCGGAGATAGTCTGATCTTTCTGTTCAATTTCTTCGTCTTTTTCTTGTAGCTGTTTTTCAACATGAGCGAGTCTTTCATTAATTTTATTAGTAAAGTCATTATAGGAATCCATTAGTTCTTTAGCGTTCTCAGTATAAGTTTTTTCAATATCACTTCTATTATCTCTTTTACTTTTCTTATCGTCTTTCCGATTTGTCAGGATAGTACCAATTAATGTAAGTAAACCTCCAGATAATAATCCTGCCAGTATTGCAGTTATTCTATCTGCACTAAGAAAATCATCTGTAAAGAAATTATTTAGAGATAGAAGTGGGAATAATAAATAATAATTCATCTTTAATCCACCTCTCTTTTTTAATTTCTTTATTTTCTTTATATAATTTAAATCTTTTTAGTTTATAATTCATTGTTGTTAGATATTTATTTAACAACTATTAAAAAAAAAAGGATAATATTATCCTTTTTTGAAGTTAAGCTAATAAATTAGATATTAATTCAATAATGACATTTAAATTAGTATTTATATTGAAATACTCATTATTTAAAAGTTCATTATTGATTGAATCTAATATA